CCGTACTCTTTCAGGGCCTCGAAACACTCGCCCATGTTCGCGCCTTCGTCACGCCCGCCACAGAGTGGTGCGTAGACAGCGGATGGGCAGATACGAACGGTGAATCCCTGTTTGGCGTACGCGCCACCCAGGGCCATCGCCCCGCTGCCGCCCGTACACATATTGGTTCCGTTCTGGTCCTCGATCGTGAACTGGTGGCGGCAGTCGAGCTCCTCGCCGATCGCGTCTGGGTCCCACTTCGCGGCCTTCAGTTCTGGGTGGTCGCAAGCGAAGCAGATCACGCCGTCGTCTCGCAGCCGTTTGATTGTGTCGGGTGGCGTCAGTATCAAACCGGTATGTCTCGTCATTGTGCCACCGCCTTTCGCGTCGTGGGGCACACACCAGGGCAGCCGGCCGTTCCTTCGCCGCCATACCGCTTGGCGAGCGCCAGGAATGCGTCCACAGCGTTCGGTGCGGATTGCTCCGTGATAACGTCGCCGCCCTCTACGGGGGCAATGAAGGCGTATGGCAGGGCCTTGCCCGCGGCCTTGGCTGCCCATGTGCCCCAGGAACCGCCGGCAGCCTTGGCCGCGTCGATGTCGATAAAGAATACCGCATGCCCGCCAGCGTCGGCCCAGTCGCGGATGGCCTTGGAATTGCGGACGCGGGCGAAGGCGGCAGTCGAATCCTCGCTTTCCTCAATCACTACGATCTGGACTTTTTGAACGACGGGCTCGGGAGGCGTCGGTGGCTCAGGCGGGTCAGGCGGCGGGACCGGCCCCGGCGTGCCAACCGTGACCTCCATTTCGGCGTGCTCCACCTTGCCGTCGGCGCCGGGAGAATCGATCCAGATCAGCACATTTCCGGCCACCGGGTAAACGAACGCGGCGTAGACGTGCCCGTATAGGTCCATCGACGGGCGAATTCGGCTGCCCTTTGGGCGGGGGTAATACCCGATGTAGGACTGGCGAGCCAGATCGGCCGTCAGATCTGAAAACTCGATGTCAACCGATTCCTTTGGCTCAAGGACCTCGGTTACAAGTACGGGAGCGGGCGCCTTGATGCGGGCGGTGGGCGTGCCAATTGGCACCGCTACAGGAGCCGAAAGCCGTGCCGTGACTTTTCGAACGGTGCCATAGCTGCCGGCGAGAATCATGCCGACTAGGACGGTGGTCACAATTACCGCAAATTGTGGTTTGTTTCTCACTTTGCCACCTCATCGGGTATGCGGCCAGGTTCGATCTCCGACCACAATAGGGTGGCCGTTTTTACGTTCAACCGCGGACGGAGAACACCGAAGGCAGCGGTGCATTGGGCATCCGAAACCTCGGAACTCGTAGAGAATATGCCGCCGGCAATTCGCACGACAGCGGGGCCGTAGGTTTTAGCGAGCACCGCTATGAGCCCGATCACACCGCTGCTAGAAATGATCGTGTCTGGGTCCATACTCAACCTCATTGGTTTGAAAGACGCTAGCACGGTGTCGGAAGACGGGCGTAACTTCGACCCTGTTTAGCATGGATGTGCCGCCCCGGCACAACCGTGCTGAGCGTCGATCGCTATTAAGGCAGATTGAAAAAGAAAAGCTAGACGAAAACCTCGGCTATTTTTTCGGCAGGCTTCGGAGGTAGCAGGCAAGGCACGGCATAGCCACCTCGACACCGCACTCAGGGCAGTGGGCTTTCTTAGCGCGGGAACGAAAAAGCGCGTATGGCGAATCGCCTTTGGACTTTTTGGGCCGTCCGCCCGCAGAGATTGGCACGGCGATATTGCACTGCCCGCGAATCTTCTCGACCGTGTGGTGCCCAACTTTTAGGTCGGCCACGATCTTCGATGTCGAGACGCCATTCCAAAGCCTCGCAACAATTCGTCGCCGTTTGTTTGCGTCGATTGCCATCCGTGCATCCTCCGTGCAAAGAGTCCTAGCGTGCCACCTTCCTCATTACCCGCTCCGCCTCGACAAGTCCATCTACTGGCTCGTGTCCACAAGTGCGATTGCCTATGCACCCGCACACGGCACACCGCAGTTCGCCGTAGTCGATGTCGTCTTGGATCACGACCCTATCCTCCGCGTGTGGTGTGCCCCATCGTCAATCGCCTCGAAATGAAACGACGGATGCGACGGCAACGTAAACTCCACCAGTGCCAGATTGGCAATGTCCACCAAATGCTCCGCATTGCCGGTTTCCATGTACTGGACAAGGTGCGTCAGGATAGACTTTGGGTTGTCGTGCCTAACCTTCGACTGCTCGCCGAAAGTGCCATAGCGAAACGCGCCCATTATCAGCCGATTGCGCATGAGCGATTCAAACTCACGATTCCATTGCGACTCCTGGAGTTGCGCCAAGCCTGGTCGCCGCGTCCGCGGGCTTTCCTCGGGCACGTCCGCGGCCCATCGCCACGCCTGACGAAGAAACCAATCGATCCCGCAATGTTCAACGATGTCATCCTGGCCGCCGGTCATCCGCCCCTCGCTTTCTCGGCTTCAATTCTCAGCAGTCTTTCGGCTGCGTAAAGTTGTTGCGCGTGCTCTAGATCCTCTTTCAGTTTGGTGATTCGCTCTGAATACGAATCGCACCACGTTTTATACTGGCACACCCAATCTTCGCACGCATCACCTGGAGCGAGGCACGCATCTTTCATACACCACGCCTCATCGGCGTGGGAGTCGTATTCGTAGTGACCACAGTTTCCGCAGGATCGGTCTTCGGTGCAGTTCATGTCGCCCTCGCTTTCTCCGCGGCCTCGCGGGTGTCGTATGTCGTGCTGCTGCCGTCGCACCAAAAGTAATGCGGCGTCAATCGTTCGATGATCGCCGCGGCTTCAAGGCACGTGTCTCGATCACGGGACAGTACTGGGTACTCTGGCCCACTCGGAAAACATTCCGCCATTACTCGCAGTCGTTCGGGTAGGGTCAAGATGCACCGCCTTTCTGCGCTAGGATCGCCAGCAGCTCGTTGTACAACTTCATCACACCGCTATTCAGTTCCTCGACTTCGTCTTGGGTGTACTCGCCTATATCGATTTCTTGCAGTGCGTACAATCCTTCGACCGCTCGCTTGGCTACCAGCCGAACACGTTTCACCTCGTCTCCGACCGATTGAATCCGTTGAACCGCGTCGTCAATGTTCATACTTAACCGCCTTTCTCCGCTGCCGCCGGCTCTAGTGCCAAATTCACTTGATCGAGGACCTCAAACCAGTCGTATGATGTGTTTCCGCGTTCTTCTCCCTCCGTGATCTCATTCAGGACTTCGCACGATCTCTCGCACGCTGCCCGTAATCGCTCGATGTTTCTCCAGTTGCCGGCAAGTACCGCCCTCGCCTCCTCCAGTTCATTACGTAGGCGGGCGATCTCGGCATCCCGTGATTTCACCGGACTCCGGCCTTCAATCCACTCAGCACCAGCACCGCATCGCAAGCATTTTGCCATCACTCGTTCCTTTCGCGTTGGTTCAGTGTTTCATTTACCTTGACTTGCTTTGCCTTCTGCATTACCGCACGATGATCCTCTGAACCGTATCCAATTTCTATTGCACCAAACTGGATCGCCAGAGCCTTTTTCGACGCGCAGACGTCGTAGTGCGGCGTCCTGTGATCCTGAAACCATCTCCTCGCAACACCGATTCTATCGGCCATCGCGTGCAACTCATCGAGCGTGTCAGCCAGCATGTGGCACATCACCATGCGGCCATACGGAGCGTTCATATCGTCGACGTATACGCTCACGGCTTCACCATGCCTTTCTCTCTCTCAATTTCCGTACACTTGGGACACTCGGCCATCATACGGCGAGGTTTCCTGCCAACCCACACCTCGTGGCCGCACGCCAGTTCCAAGCACCACCGCTTCGGATTCAGTGGTGATCGACAACACCTTATTACTTCGCATGTCGTTGGGTTGATGTTTGCGCTCACGGTTTCACTTCGCCTTTCTCCATCGTCGTTCGCACAACCTCGGGGATGGCGTCGAGGCGGTGCTCTATCGCTTTCGTGTAGCCGCCAAGGCGTGCCATCAGTGCGCGAAAGTCTTCGTCGATCAAGGCCACAAACACAGATAGCTCATCGGCCGATAAATATGCAGGCCACTCGACGTGTCCGATGCTGCACACGTACAAATAGTCTCCATCATCGCGGATATCACCTCGCCCGACTGTTGGATGCACATGAGCGAGAACGCGATCTCCACTGAATAAATAGCTACCAGCCGAATCTATGGGGTTCAGGCCAATCGAGTAGTATTGTTCATATCCGGCCGATTCCGGGTTCCACACGAAGCCTGCGGCCTTCATAATTTTCCACCCAAGTGGCCCTACACATCGTCCAGGCGTTGGCGTGTTGTTGAACTCAACGCGACACGACCCCATTGAAAGTGTTTGCGGATCGTGCTTTGAAAGTCCCGTCGCTCTGTCAATCGGTGCATCTACTCTCTTCATGGTTTAGCCTCCATCGTCTTCCTCACCACCTCGGGGATCGCGGGGAGCAAAACCCAGCCTTGAGACAACAAATACTCGGTAGTTTCGTAGGGTTGCCGATGCCGTGTTCCATCCATGCCACCATCACTGTAGTAGCCGTAGATCGTTGATTCAGTTACATAGCCAAATCCGCGACCGCCCGTACTCCGCGGTGCATCAAACCATTGCGGCCACTCTTCGGCAGGAGTCGCTGCTGCCTCACGTTCCACAGAATCCCTACGCGCCTGCTCTGCGCGGTGTAGCGTGTCTAGGGCGATGTCTCGGGCTTCATTGAGCGAAACGGGACGCGGTGTTGCCTCACGCTCGCGTTTCTCGCCACCGGGACCAAACGCCTGTATCATCTCACGTGCAATTTGTTCGCGTTCGCGTTTCTCGGCGATGATGGATTCGGCTAAATCCAACGCAGGCCCAATCCGGTTCCTCCGTGCGGTGCTCAGGTCGAGTAGAGCCTCTCGCGCCGCCGCAATCGCCTCTTCCGGCGTCGACTCTTTCGGCTCGGGCGGTTGCAGCTTTTCGAGGGCGGCAATGACCGTCGGAAGATGCCCTGTCCCAGCAGACTGAGGTATTCCGTTGCTATTGATCTGCCAATGGACTAGCCCATTGTACTCGTAAATGCACAGTGCCAATCTCCCTACGTGCAGCAACTCGTATAGCCGCGTTTCCGGGTCGTCCAAATCATCGAACTTTCGCGCAAACGTGAGCCGCTCGACCTCGGCCTTGAGGTTCTCCACCTCGACCGCCGCCGCGCCACACTGTTCGGCGGGTTCACGGAGCCGCGCGAGGTCGGCCTCCAGTTTCACGATTTCTTCGTGCTGCGCCACGGCGGCTGCGTCACGAAGCCGGATGGTATCGCGTAAATCCTCAACCCGCCCATGCAACTCAATCACCTCCTTCTCCAACTCCTCAATCACCGGCGTGGCGAGGCGTAGGGCGATATTGGCCGCATCAGTCACCCAGCCGGTTCGCTCGCCTCCAACCGCAATGGCTTCGCGTATCCGTTTCGCAGTCGATTCTGAGTAATCGCCTTTCCGAATAATCTCCTCCGCCACACGCCCCCGCAGTTCGTCAGTTTTAACGCTCATGTTTTGCTCCTTGTAAGTGTCAGTAAAACTTCTTCCGCCTGCTCGTTGCTCTGCTTCCGTCCCGTCTGCTCTTTCCAGGTCCACAGTGCCTCCGGGTATATCTCACGCACCAGCGGCACGTCGTAGAAACGGCACACCACGCGGGCGTGCTGAAACGTGGCGAGCACGCCAGCCAATTTTCGATGTTGATCCTCAGTAAACGTGTGCTTATACCTTTCGCCGGGCCCGTAGAACGGCGGATCGCAATAAATGCCGTGGCCTTCGGAGTCGTCGCATCGTTCAAGGAAGCCAAAACAGTCCATCACTGTGAAGTTGCACCGCTGCAAGATTCGACGCCACTCGACAAGCGAATGCACAGCCGACCGATACCGTGTGTTGCTGTCGCCACCGTTGGCATTCCAACGAACGGGGAGGTTGCCAGTGAACTCGCCGTCGGTGCCCGACTTCGCGGAGCGGTTCATCCACTGGGAGACGAAATAGACCATCGCGGCTTCAATGTTATGTGGATGCACTTCGTCTGTTATCCATTCCGACGCAAACCTCTGTGCCTCTAGCAGGACATCAGGATGGAATGGAGTTCTCTTTAATCTGCGGTACATTGCCGGCCCAATCTGAGGATGTGCGAGACACGAAGCTACGTTTATTACGTCTCGGTGCAAATCATTTACGACGATCGTCGGCGCCGTGATGTGTGCCAGTTCCGACATTCCGCCGGCAAATGGCACACCGACCCAGCGACAACCCGCCAACGCCTCGCCGACCGTGTGGGCGAGCGTCCGATTCGATCCAAACCAAGGTAATAGCGTTGTTACTTTCATCCCACCCGCTCCTTGCGCTCTGCCCGATCGGCTATTATCGCCTCCGGCGTCAGCTTGTAGCGGTGCAGAATCGGGCGGTTGCTGTCGCAGAGGTTGCCCTTGTATGAACACGCGACGGCCTCAGTTTTGCCGTCGCCCATGCTCGTTACCGTCGCGTTTTCGCCGTGCCACTCAAGAGAGCATCCGACGCAAAGCCGGCCTTGCTTGCGGCTTCCTCCACCGCCATGCTTCCAGTTACCGTTCCGTTGGTGGTAGTCGATTGCGTCGGCGATAATCGGCTTGCGATTCTTCCACGCCTCGAACGCATGGCATGCCGAGATATTGTCCACGGCACATGCGAGCGAGTAGAACGACTCCGCGAAACCGCCGTTGTCGCGGCCGCCCCAATACTCGAAACGAAACTCAGTATCGATGGTGGCAAAATCCGCGAGACCGAATTGGAAACCCGATCCAATCGCCAGTTGCAGCGCGGTATGCAGTGAGTGGTTAAGACGCTCCCACGAATGCCCTGTGGCTTTGTTACAGCCGTCCCACACCAGACGGAGTAGTTTTATCGCCCGTGATTCCTTTGCCATCACACTATCCTTTCTTGTTGTTTTCTTCGTCCACAGCCATTACTGCCGCTACGCGGTGCCCCTGTTATGGTTTCAAACATTCCTCGATTAGTCTCGCCACTTCGTCGACGCTAGTCACGACCGCCGTCTCGGCGCCGGCCCGGGCCATCGCCGCCATCGTGTGCACCTGCAACGCCGTCGCCTCGCCGCCGGGCTTCTTTATCTCGATGGCAAGCATATGGCCGTCGACGAACAGGATCATGTCCGGCACTCCGGCCCGTTGCATCGGCCCGCCGTGCAGTTTCAAGTACCAGATCGGTACGCCGGCACTTTGCAACCGCTTCAAGTGCCGCGTGATCGCGGCCGTGATCTTGCCTTCGGGGGTGGCCATTAGTAAATCCTTTCGGAGTCAGGGGCTAGTCTTCAACCTCTCTGCCGCATTCGTCGAAGCATCCGGTAGGGACTTTCGTAGCCCTCTCTCGATGGACAATCGATCCACGTCGAAAAATGATCTTAGGTGTGGTTCTTCCCTTCTCAGTCCACACTAGCGCCGGATGTGGCCTCCGCCAGTGAGGGATAGTTTCGTAGTCTTCACCCAGGCACCATCCGTACTTCCCCCTGCGCTTGGCCCGATCCACTAAGTGGTTCACCGCATCGGGATCATCCTTGATTTTTTCGTATCGGTCCCTATCAGATTTAAGAACATCAGGCCTTATAATCTCAGGGTTGTCCGAGAGCATCCGAACTGAGACAGCGACCCGCAGCATGTAACTTAATGAATCAAGATTTTTTTTTACTGCATCATCGTCATCGTCCGGCTGATCGCAACGGAGTTCCATGATCCTGATTTTATCTTCCAGTGTACGACCGCTTTCTAATAATAATCGCATAGTTCCCGTGAAAAAATCACCACACGCATGTCGTCGTTGAGTCAACAGAACGAAAAAAGTTTCTTCGGTTGCGCCTAGATTCATTTGGCTGGCAGGTAGGCCAGCGACAAGGCAGGCTGTTCGATTTTCCGCGTTTGATTTTTCAGTATCAGCGAAGCGAATTGAAAGAACATTACGGTACGGCGCAAATAACTCACACGGAATAGAAAGGTTGACTTTTGCGAGAGACGAGGCCAATGAAGGCCATACCTTATAGTATGGGCGCAGATTGTCGATCCATGTGGGTTCGCATTGAATGCGATGATAAGTATTCATTTCTTCCGCCTCACGAACCACTGCGGATGAGCGGCGGTAGAAATCTTTCGACCCAAATTGACGGACTCGAGAATCATATTTGCATTCATCGAACATCGTCACGTATTCGTGAAACTTCATACTTCGATCCTCTTCCTGAACTTCGCCTTGGGTTCGTCGAGAATCACTAGTCGTTGCCGTGCCCGCGTGATGCCGACATAGAATACCCGCGTCTCTTCGTCGAATCCTTCCGGCGTCTGCGCCGCCTTGTAGCACTGGCCGGGGATCGAGGTCAGCAGGGCCACGTTGTCGGCCTCCGCCCCTTTCGCCGAGTGGATCGTGCCGATGCGGATCTGGGGATTGTCGACGGCCTCCTTGCCGTATAACTTCATCGCTCGCGCAGTCCGCTCGGCGTAGTCGATCCACTCACGCCACGCGCCAGAACGAACGCCGTCAATGAACGCCTGCGTCGCCCCCATTCCAGTCAGTTCGTCGAGGTGAACCCAGGAGTATTGCTCCTGGGCCTGTTCGGCGGTCATGTCGTCGAATCGTGTCTTCGTTCCATGCTCCAACAGAACGCCGTGCCCGCTCTTCGACTTCACGTATTTCAGAATGCTCTGCCATTCGAGCCCGTCGATCGGTGCGCCCGCCTGTAGGTTCACCATCGCCGCGATGGCTTGCCCGCGAACGGGAGCGGTCCAGTTGTTGTTACCACGGGCGGGCACCCAGGGTATCTCGGCGTCGTCCAATAGCTTGGCCATACGCGAAGCCATGAAGTTAGTCCGTGCCAGCAGCAGCCACGATTCGCGTGGGTCAACCATTCCACCTACCGCACGGAAATCATCATGGTCTATCTCCCCGCCTGCGCGCGACCCCCTAACTGACCGGTCTGAGTAATACTCTGCATCGTTGCATTCACGCAAAAGGTTCTCGCCGCAATCCATGATCTCGTTCGGGCAGCGGTAGGACTGCGAGAGGATTCGGCTCTTCGCGATTGGCCACCCCTCGCGGAACCAGTGTGGCGACGCGCCGGCCCACGAATAGATCGACTGCGCGTCGTCGCCCGCGACGTACACGAACCGCACCGATGGTTGCTCAACCAACCGCTGGCAAACCGAGTGCAGGAGGGCCGAGGTATCCTGCTGCTCGTCAAAACACCACACGGGGAGGTCCGGCGCCTCACCATCGGGCGTGCATTTCTCCGCGCCGTCGGGCGTGCAGTACCAGCCGGCGAACCGGGATAGCAGATCGGTGAAATCGAGCCGGTGGTCAAGCCGCTTGGCCTGTTCGTACCGGTCGACGATCGACCGGCAGAACGACAAGTCCGGCGTCGTGGCCTCGACCTCATCCGCTCGGCGCCAAGCCGTTTCGTACGATTCGAGCCGATTCCTACAAACATCCCAGAGTACCAAAGCACGACCGGCATCGGTCTCATTGCCACCAAACGGATCGGCGAGGTCTTGGTCGAGTCCGCTCGCCTTGCCCTCCACGGGCTCCTGTAGCGATTCTGAGAGCCACTCACGATCGGCCTTGCTTCCAGCCAAGATTTCCTTCCCGACGCCCAGGACGCGATAGCAGACGCTGTGAAGCGTCCTAAACCAGCCCGTGTTCTCCAACTCAGCGGGCTTGATCCCAAACCGATCGGCGGCGCGTGATGCCGCTTCGCGTCGTGCGGCGCGGGTGAACGACACAAACCCGATCAGGTGCGGATCGTGAATGTCTTTCTCGATGGCCAGGTCCATGAGTCGGAGAAGCTCCGTCGTCTTCCCTGTCCCGGCCGGTCCGATGATTCGCGCGAACTGTGGCATGGTGTATTTTCTGTAATTCCAACTAGAAATGCTTTAGGTCCGCGCTTTTTTGTGTGTTTAATTCCGAAAAAACACACTAGAATTACGCTGAAACTATATCGTAAACATCTTAAAATAAGACACTTTTCTTGTTTCTTGAATCGTTTGTAATTGTAATTCGCTCTTGAAAAAAGTCGTCGTAGGGGCTCCCGTATAGGATTTTGCCGGTTCGGATTACATCAAACGATATCGCATAATGTTCTCAAAGTCCTTACGCTTTCAGGACTTAACACTAGGAAGTTATGTCCCTTTCCTGTAACTCGAATGGTTTTGAACGTTCCTCCGATTGCATTCAAAACTGCCGAAAGTTCCCTCCGCTCCACCCGATCCTCGCTTCGCCGCATCGGTTCCCATATCGGCGTAAACTTACAAACGATGCTCCCATCTGGCATCAGGCATGGGCGGCCGCGTGCATCCGGCTCGCCTCCATCTTCGATCGTGGTGGGCTTACCGGCGCCACCTTGTGGGCGTGTGATCGCTTCTAAAAGCATTTCGGCGATTACCACGTTTCTCTTTTCGGCGGCCATCGCCGGCCGATGCTTGGCCGCGTGAACCACTGCCTCGTAGATACCCCCCAACTTCGACCATTCCCGGTCGAAGGATTTAGGCAGTGGATACTCTGCCTGTTTCAGGGCTTGCACTCGAATCAATCCTGGGTTGTTCATTTGCTCTGCTGTGAGTGTAATACACCCTCCTGGCGCCTTGTGAAAAAGCGGGTAGTGCAGCTCATAACGCGGCGGGTCGCTCTCGACAATCATCAGCTCAAAAACACCTGCCGCCTTCTTCCCGGCCAACGACTCGGCGGCTGACTCGACCGCATCGGCGGGAGGGTTTAACAGCAAGTCCGCCGCCCGATCGTTGAGCCGCTTCTTCTGTTCCTCGGTCAGGCAGAACGTGAACACCGCTTTCAGTTCGTTCGGTCCCAACGGCCGATCCAGGCGGTCATTGATCGCGTGGATCGACTCGAATAGGATTTTCACGTGCTGTTGTTTCGTGAGCTCCTTGGCCTGCGAGATCAGCAGTCGGGCCTTTTCGGTCATGTCCACCGTACCGTCGTCTGGGTAATCCTCGGTCACCACAGCCGGCGGCGACGGTTCCCACGCCTTCGGCTTCCGAGGCGCGTCCCCATCGAGCTTGCTGCCGCGTACTCCGAGCCCGTACTTTTGCGCCGCCTGGATTCGCCCGGCCAGTTCGGCGGCGCCCAACGGCGGCGTACAGCGGGCGTTGTAGGCTGCCATAATCGGTGCCGCCTCGCTCTCGGACAAGGCAAAATCGCGGAGCAGCACACACGCGACACGGTACGCCTGCGCGTTTCGTGCGCCTTTTGCCGCCGCCGGGATTCGATCGACGTACAATGCCGCTCGTTCCGCCGGCGACTTTGGACCGCTCCGCCACTCCTCCGGCGGTGCAAGATCGTCGCCTGCCTGATTCCACAGCGCGGTCAAAATCGCGTCGGGCAGGTCGCCCGGCTGGCATTCGGTAGGCGGCACGATCCACTGATAGGCCACGCCGCTCGGGTGGACCGACGGCGGAAAGACGCTTTGGGCGCCCTTGCCGCCGTTTCCGGTTCTGACTTCGATCTTACCGAGATGAGTTACGGCGCCGCCGGGCAGGTCGGCCCGCCAGCGGAAGAGCCGATGCTTGCCACGCTGCCCCTTGTAGGTCGCTGTCGGTGGCACGTCGCCGCCGAATAGCTTGATGAGTTGTTGTTCGGCTTTGTCCGAGTCGCACTCGACATCAATGAGATTCGACCCTTCGCCCAAGCACACCCCGACGTTGGCCGCCGGCCACTGCGTCCACCACGATTCGATCTGCGACGGGTTGGTCGATGCATTGTTCTGCCACGCTTTAATCAAGGGCAGCTTGCTTGCCGGCTTGATCGGTAGGACTCGCCATCCGTGTCCAACATACTCGATCGCTGCCCGCAGAACCGCATCGGTTGATTTCATCGTCGATCATCCTCCGTGCAAAAGAAGCTCGGGCCGACCGGGTAGCCGGTCCGAGCCTGAAACAACCGCTACGCTTCTTCGCCGCAGAACTCGGGATGCTCGCCCCAGAACTGAGTGAACGCATCGGCGACCTTATCGGCCGATGCCCCGCCGACCCCTTGAATTTTCTTCGCCCAGAAAATGCCCTGATCCTTCATGTGATCGAAGAGATTGCCAAGCGTCGTAAAACCGGCATCGGAGAGTTTCGTGGCGATCTTCTCTTCGATCTCCAGGCTCTTGATCTTCCACCGCCTCCACGCTTTCGGGTTCGCGTCGCTCGCCGATTCTTTGGGGACGTTCTCGGCGACGGGCAGCAGCGGCCGTGCGCTATCGTTGATTGCGGCGATGGCATCAGCGGTCAGGCCGATCGTCTTTTCCAGCCCGTAGGTCTGGATGATCTCAGGAAACTCGACGATCGGCGGTTTGCGAATCTTCCAGCATTTCCGATCTTTTTCGTCGATCTTCTGATTGCCGTCCCGATCGAGGTCCGGCGTACCGGCGAGCAGTAAATGGTGGAGAGTCATCGTCAACGATTCTTCACCAGCCGCGTTGTTGCGGTAGACCTCGCTGTTGAGGAGAAGGAGGAAATCGAAGTCTTTGTAGGCCCGGTCGCAGTCGTTGGCCATCTTCATCTGGCCAAGCTTGATACGTCCTTGCACGGCCGGCCACCCTTTACGCCACGCGATGGCGATGCGAGCGCCATCCAGATGTCCGCACACCTTCTTGATAAGCTCCTCCATGATACGGTACGGCGCGATGACTTTTCCCGCGTGCATCCGCTCCGCCGGATCAATCGTGACTCGTTTGTGTTTCTTGGGCTTGTCGCCCGGTGATCGTCTGCGTCCCATTTCTTCGTGTCCTTCGGTCTAGGGTTATGAAAGAGGCTCCGTGCCAGTAGATTCCTGATTTCGTTCTTCGAAGCACCTACACGCTGGATCTTTGCAGCGGATGTCGGTGCCACGTCCATGCGTCCAGCAGTGTCGCAGCAGTCCACACTTCTTGTATTCCCTTCGCCAACTGGTCGTGAGGTGTTTGCAGTCTCCGCACCGCTTACCATCCGGCCCCGTCCCCGGTTTCGCGGCGTGCGCCCGATCCTCTCGCTTGCGTGTTCGCACGTCAGGAATTGTGTCACCGAACAGACTTTGCACGACTTCTCTCTTCTCGTTCCATCCGCTTCGATGGCCGCCCGTAGGTTATGTCGCCATCATCCTCCGTTTCAAACTCCCGGCCGCAGTTCCGGCAATGCAACGCTCGGAGCGTTGTACCGCTCGGCTGAACGTGCTTGTTTGTTCGACACCACGGGCAGTTGGGTATGTCGGCCATAGTCGTTCCTTTCAGGGGCCAAGCCGGACGCGACCCCGGCTTGCGCTGTTTGGCCCGTCTCATCCTCTAGCCGATTATCCTCGTCCGAATCGCCAAGAGACATGCCCAACCTAATGGCCGCGTTGATGGTCCTGATCCTTGCGGCCTCTGCCTCCAGAAGATCCGCTGTGATCTCATCGAACGACATCACGGTATTCGGTCCAACGGGCATGATTTCAAATCCTTTTCTCAAACCTCTCGCGTCTCGGACACGTCGGCAGCGTCGATCGTGACGCTGCTGAACGTCTCCTCGTACTGCTTCATCAGCGCGAGGATCGCCTGCTTGCCCGCGTCATCGAGCGAGCCGACCATCTTCGGAACGATGCGAGCGTAGGCCACGCCGTCCGAATTGCTCGCCTTCTCCAAGCTCAACTGCGTCATGACCCCGAAGAACGGAATGGGCAGCGAGGTCAAGTACTTCCGCACGTTCTTGAGCGAGCCCGGCGGAACGCTCACCACGTCAGGCAAGACTTGTCCCTTGCGCAGAAGGAAAAACAACCGCACTTCTTTGCAGGCTTTGCCATGCCCGTTGTGCGCGGAACCGAACTGATTGAACGGGCAGGCGAGGCACGACCCGCCAGGCGTCCCGCAGCCGTTGACCATGTCAGCGCTCGAACAGTCCGGCGGAGTCTGCGACGGGTTAGGATTCGACCAGTACGCCCGGCGTCGCGTGTTGTGGAGAATCACGCCTTCGATCGTATCAGCCATCTCGGCGCCGGTCGCCGATTCGATCGTCCATCGTGGCTTCCACCCTTCGCCTTGGCCTCCCGGCACCTTGATCCTGTTGAAGTCGGCCATCGTCAGCGATTCGCCGGCCAGGTTGGCCAGGATCGTTTTCACCCGGTCGCTGTTCGGATCGAGCGCCGGGTACTGAGCGGGTTGCAAACAAACAAGTTCAGTCGACATTGATCTAAGTCCTTTGAGAATTGAGAATTGAAAACGTGCTACGCCAACCGAGTCCGCAAACGCGGGATCGTGTCGTAGTTGAGACAGTTCTTGAGCGCCTCGGGAATCTCCGACTCGCTAGCAAGCTGCTCTTTAATGAACGCCTTTAGGGACGTGGCGTTGTACCCTGTCTGGACGCATTGCTCCAAACCATTCTGCCGGAGCACCTCGATAATCTGCTCCGTGCTGACTTCCGCCTTCTTCGAGCAGTAGAAATCTCGCGCGATGTAGACGGTGAACCCATCCACGTTCGCCGACTGCTGCCCTCGGTCCGCCCATTCGTCGAGCAGGGCATCCTGCAGAATCTTCTGCTCGTCCTTGATCTCGTCGAGCCGTGCCTCGAGCGCTCGCTTCTCCTTGTCGAGGGCGACGAACCGGGCGAGTGTGTCGGGCTTCGGTCCCATCGTTGGCGGCCCGGCTAGGATCCCTTTGGCGAGATCAATCAGATTAACCCACATTCGATTCTTCCTTCTTCGTTTCTGCCGGGCCTGCCTCTTCCTTCAGCACGCCCAGCAGCGCCCGCAGCTTTCGCCGTCGAGCCTTGTAGTAGTTTTCGAGGTGGGTCAATTCCTTCTCGACCGACTCCGCAGTCACTCCATCCTCGATCTTAGTCAGCACCTTTCATTCCCTCCAAGACGGCCTCAATGACATTCTTCCGCGCGTGCAAGGCCGAGTACACGCGACGGTCCACCGTGTTTTCCGCGACCAGGTGGTAGTAGCAGACGTTTCGTTTCTGGCCAGGCCGATGCAGCCGGGCCAATGATTGTTCGTATTCAACGAGCGAGAATCCCAGCGAGTAGTAGCAGGCGTACCGGGCCCGTGTCAGGTCGATCCCGACGCCACCGCTCTGAATCTGTGTGCCGAGCACGTCGATCGTCGGCGACATTTCCGCCCGATCCGTCAGGCCGTCCTTCGATTCGCCGGACAACTCGCCGTATCGGAGACCCATCACGTCGCAGATCGCACGCACGGCCGCGAGGTCCGGCTTGAATCGGCAGAAGACCACGAACGGCTCGCCGCCGGCGTCCTCCAATAGGTCGCCCAAGAGGCACTGCTTGCCGTTGTCGAGCCGGTGGAACTTGTCTGTTTCGTCCTCGATCAGATAGCCGGACGAAAGCTGTTGCAGCCGCAGGAGCTTCACTAGGGCATTGCTGGCCGTCACGACGCCGGTCCCGATCTCGGTAATCAATTCCTCTTCCAGTTGCCGGTACGCTTTGCGGGCGGCCGGGCAAAGCTCGAAAGTCCGCTCCTCGTGCAACGCCTCGGGCAGGTCGAGTACGTCCGACGCCTTGCATCGGTACGTGATGAGCCCCATCCGCTCCTGAAGTTCCTCCTGGTTCTTGTACCCCGTGATCATCTGCGGAACCGATGGATTGCCTTTGATCGCGTAGCGGTTTGAGAAGTGGAACCACGAGGTTCCGAACAGGCCCGGATCGAGGAATCGAAACTGGCCGAACAGATCGAGCGGCAACTGGGCCAGTGGCGTACCGGTCAGAGCTAGACGCCGCTTGGCCTTGCGTCCCAGCTTCGCCGCGTACTTGGACACGGCAGAACTATGTGTCTTGATCCGGTGTGACTCGTCGCATATCACGCAATCCCAGTCGACGCCGAGCGAGAACTCAGCGAATTCCTTGCGCCATGCCGACTCGTAATTGCACACGACCGCCACGGGCTGCCGTAAGGCGGCGCCCATCCTGAGCGCACCCGCGGCGACGTGTGCTTTGTCCGCTGTCGAGCCCTTCTCCAAAACGCAAACTGAAATAGGCCGGCCGGCGTGCCGCTCAAACTCCCGCCTCCAGACGCCGCGGACGGACGTCGGGCAGAGGACCAGGATCGTCTTGCAGTCCCAATTGACGACAAGGTCGACAGCCGTAAGAGATTTGCCGCAACCCATCTCCTCCGCCAGCAATGCAGCATCGAGCGATTGCGCGAACCAGTAGGCTATCTTCTGGTGGTGCCACGATTGCGTTTTGTGTTTTGGTGGCTGTGGCAATTCGTCATGGCGCATTAGATTCTGCGAAACTCCGATCTGCCGGCCGAACTTACTGGACGCCTCAACGAACGCCTCGGATAGACGTGTCCGATTCGTCTGGCCGTGATACCCGATCCGCCACGCCGCGGCCGGCGTGAAGTCGCACGTCCACCGGCAGGCGATCGAGTTCCACCGTGCATTAGGCAGCGAGTGGCAGAACTCCGTCCAGGCCGACGGGCCGGGGCCGAGAATGATCTTCGTGCCGTCGGCCGACAGGCGAGCGGAACACGTTGCGGGGAGTTCTACAATGGACATGGTCCTTATCCTCTCACGAATCGGTTGACTTCCTTGGTCTCGTCCGCGTGCTTGATGCAGGCGTCGACGATCCGTCCACGCCAGATCGATAGAGCCGCTTCGACAAACCGGTCTCGCAAGGCGGCCTCCGGTCCGATCTTGGCCGTGAACGCGATGTATCGCCGATCCATTTCGCCCGGCTGGCCGACCCAAAAGCCGGCGCACCCGACCGAGATTGCGTCCGGGTCGATTCCCTCGCAATCGACCGAGTACTCGACGTCCAGGTCAGCGGTGATCGACTCGCCGAACGGTACGTGAACGCTGCAACATGCCATGATTCAGGTTCCCATCGTGTTGTCGCGGTGATCGAACTCAACCTCGATGTCCCGCAGCGACTCGCCGGCGATGAGCCGGGCTCGCAACTCGTTCTCACGTTCTGCCACCTCGTCTCGACGAATCACCGTTGATCGGTCCGCCTCGAATCTCTGCGACCACGACGCGTCCCGGTCCATCGAAAACAATCCCTTCGCCTCGCTTCCTGCTAAGCACCAACATTGGAACATCCTCCATGAAATCTGTTTGACCTACCACGCGGCCAGCAGAAAAAGCCCGCCAACCGTAAACACGAACGCCAAAATCAACATGATGAAATCACTCATCGCACTGCCCTTTCTGAAATAAGAAAAAAGCCCACCCGGCCGTCCGGAGACGGAGCGCCAGACAGAGGTGTCGCCACTGAGCGGCAGAACGCGGGTGGGGTTATCGAGGCCGCGGCGCGGGCGTGATTGCTACACACCGTTCTGGCCGATAAACGCGAGGATCTATGTAGGAGTCGGTTAGCCTCGGGTGTGAGTGTCCGAGGCGAGCGGTAGCATCCAGTCCGTCTAAACGCATGTAGCTCGCCGTCGATCGCCGAATGCGGTGGAACGCCATGCACGATCCGCGTGGCGCATAGATCCCGCTGACATCGAGAATCCTGCGAAACGCTTTGTGTAACCAGCTCCTGCAACGGTCGAATCGCCACAGCAGCGGATACCGATTGTCGTGAATCGCTCGCACTAATTCCATTGTTTCGCTGGATAGCGGAAACCAACCGGATTCTTTGTCTTTCTGTTTTTCTCCCTGGCAGTAGAATCCGCCCTGTTCCGTCAGAACGTCGGCTGTTGTAACTGACAGTAGCGCCATGATTCGCAGTCCAGACTCCCAATCCACGGACAGCAGCGATCGCCACCACAGAGCGGCAGGGATTCCGCAGACAACCCCCTGTTCCAGATCCGTGACTGCGATAACAGCCAGAAACTCGTCCGAAGTCAGAGCCAGAGGCACCCTCTTTGCCTCGGCTAGTTTGCGATAACGCGGGGTTCGCCCGATGTCGTCCTCGTCCTCTGCGAACCGTAGGATCGCAAGGATTCGCTTCACGTATTGGTTCACCGTTGATGGCTTGCGGCCATCCAGAGCCCACTCCGCAAATTGCGACAGAACGCGCCGATCGATTTGATCTAGAGGCGGGTGCTTGGTCCACTGCCCCCAAACGGCGATGGCTGTTTCGTAGCTCTCCAGCGTGTTCGGTGATCTGCCAACGAGCTGGATAGGACGAAACGTGGATGTATAATAGTCTCGGAGGTGTACGTCGGGAGATGCGCAGATCAAGGTGGCCACTACGTTTGATGCCGATGATTTCCACGCGGGTCGGATTTAATCCTACCCTCGGAATACTATCGCGGTCCATCAACACAAAGAGGGGATCCATCGCCGCACATCTCCCAGCCGTTAAATCCGTTGCGTGGACTTTTCGCTAGGAGCCGGTTTTCTCAATCATTCCAGTTGGGAATGTGGATTGCGCCTTAGCGAAAAACAAGCCGCCAAAGAAAATCAGAGTGGTAATTCAGTGGCGACATTGAGACTCTATCGGATCCTGATTTTTTTGTCAACAGAGAAAAACGCGATCCAAAAAGATTGGCGTTCAATCGTAAACGCAATTAAGATTTTGCGTCATAGCCCTGCGTTTTCTCGGCGTTTCTCGCGGTGATGCGTGCCAGGTCCGCCGCTCTGGATTCCTTGCGCTCGGCGAAATCATCCATTGGTCCGGGCTCGATCGCCTGGAGGGTCGGGAGGCAGTCGCGTTTGAGGCGCTCGCCGCAGTCGCAGAGAAATCCGTGCTGTAGCTCTGGCGCACACGGGCGCCAGTGCAGGCCGCAGCCGGGGCATTGAATCTCGATCGGGATGTCGAAGAGTGATTCGCGCGCCATGTCGCGCAGTATAATGTATCGCCGCGGCCGGGTTAATCGGGCCATTCGCAGACCTTCCACAGACCCTCCACAGGGATACTACTTGCGAAAGACATTAAAGTCTGATAATAATGTAGTCATGGCCGACCAGAAACCATCGCCGCTACGAATTGCTCGAGAAGCCAGTGGCCTAACCCAAAGGGCCGCCGCGAAGAAGGTTGGCGTGACGGCGGTTCATCTATGCTACGTTGAACGCGGGAAGTTCGATCCGTCCCTAGCGTTGTTGCGAAAGCTGGCGAAGCTGTACCGCGTCGGAGTTGGGAAGCTGATTGAGGAGGAGCGATGACGCCAATCGTCGAAACATTCCAGCGACTGAAGGATGGCGAGCCACTGCGGCCCGTTGACTGGGACCGCCTACAGGTAATTGGTCGCTGCGCCGTTTCCATCGGCCATGATCGCGCCCCAACCAAGGAGCTGCGCGAGTCGGCGTACAAAATCACGCACCGCAAATGCACCTGTTGGCTCTCGCTCAACACTGGCCCGCATGGCGAATGTGAGGTCTGCAGTGGAGTCCCGGACACGCGAGAGAGGTTGGAGGCCAAGCCATGAACGACATATTTGCCCATCGTCGAACATTCGTTTCTCGCTGCTTTCCTCGCGGAGGATTTCCACGGCTCGCTAAGCTAGTCGGCACGGTGAATGTGCGTCGGTTCGCTCGGGCAGATACTGGCACGCTCATGTTAGCCACCGCAGACTACAGGCTGTCGAGCGAAACGCACGGAATTGCCACCGTAATCGTGCAAGAACGGCCGCGCGGATTCGATGCAGCCGCCGATGGCAAGAGGTTTCAAATGTATCGTCGCAAGAACTTCGGCCGAGTCCTGAAACATTTTCGCGAGGTCGCGCCATGACCTTTCCCGACTGCCCCCGTTGTCCCGATCCCGAGCCGTGCCCGTTCTGCGACTGCGAGACGCCCGATCTGGAAATCACGATTGATAACGGCGTTCGGCAGGTGAAATGGAAAGAGTTTTCCGAGGACAAAATGGAGCGGCGAATCAAGGCGGCGGCTAATCTAATGGAGCCGATCGAGGCCGAAGAGGCCCGCGTTGTCGCCGAGTCGTTTCTGGCTTCCCCGCAGATTGATACCGTTACGATCGTCCGGCGGTGGGTCAGGTCCGGGTCCATCGTACCGTCTCTGATGTTCGTCCTCGCCCTGGCCGGTGTGGCGGGGGCGGTATTTGCTCCGACAGGCAGCACGCTACAGGTCGGGGCTGGTAGCGTTTGCGTCGCATCGGTGCTATCGCTTGGTGGCGTGATCGTCAGCGGTTGTGTCGTGTCGTCCAAAGCACTCCGTCGCCCATGGCTCACTCGCCTCGTTGTCGTCGCCTGGGGCATTGGCGTCTACTTTGGTTCAGTCGCGTTGTTCTTCGCTCTCCCGCATTCCGTGGCAAGCGGACTGCTCAAACTGATAGGAATGTGAACATGGAACGCAAGGGGTTTACTCTCGTTGAGATGCTCGTGGTCATCGTCATCATCGGCATTCTGGCATCCATGACGGCAGCCGCGGCCATCGTCGCCCGCCGTCGCGCCAAGATCGCTGCAACCGTGATCGAATTGAAACAGATCGAAATGGCCTGCCAAGCGTACAAGGAGAAGTTTGGAGAGTATCCGCCAGATTTTGCGGGCGTCAATCGTACTGACGACGGTGGCGCAAAGGCTAAGTCGGCAGTGATTAGGCATCTAGCTCGTGCGTTTCCGAGGTACAATCCTGGCGGATGGACAACACTTCGGCAGCATGTCGCTACGGAATGGAAAATCAACATCGACAATCTTTCTCCAGCCGGAGCGCTGACGTTTTGGCTCGGCGGAAAACCTGTCTGGATTGAGAACCCAACCAATCAAGACACCACACTAGCAGACGGAACGACAAAGGTCTATTCAGCGCAACCCGTAAGCGACTTTTCAGGATTTAGCGCCAATCCACTTGACCCATTCGACAATAGCGCAAGCCGAATCAAGCCCTTCTACGACTTCAGTCTTGCGTGTTTGAAGCACACCAATGCCGCATACACCGGCCTCTTTGCTTGGCCCACTTCTGCCAGTGACCAACAAGCCAGCCCTCTCGTGTACTTCCGCGCAGAGAATGGAAACTACACCACCAACGGTTTGCTTACGTCTCCATCGACGTACCGAAAGCAATGGACGTTTGGGGCTCCCCAAACAATATCGGTCCTTCCGGCGGCGAATTGGAAAATGCCCGTTGCGGCAAACGCACTGACGTGGATCAATCCGCAGTCGTTCCAGATTTTCAGTTCCGGCTTGGATATGACCTACGGCAACGTGACTCGGGCAACAGGAATGCCGCTCGCGCTGACGTACCCGACCGGAGAGAAGTACGAAGCGGAAACCTACGACGACATTACGAACTTCAGTGGCGGGACGCTGGAAGACAAGATGCCGTAGCACCTACTTCTTTGCGATAACAGCGACGGAACCAACCACCGCTTGTACCTTGTAGCCATACCGTTTACAGAATAGCCCAACGGCCTTGGTCACGCCGCGTTTGCCCGTGACGTGCGTGTTGGGCACGGCCTTGTAGTCGTGGACCAACCGAATGCCATCCGGCTTCACCAGTCGCTCACACGCCCACAGATCGCGGTAGCATGGCCCCTGGTGGTGGTCGCCATCGACAAGGACAACGTCGAATGGTTCGGGCTGTTGCGCCAGCAGGTCGTCGATCGTGCCCTTAATCAGCGTCATGTTGGGCTGTTGGTTCTTGTGCCAGTTGGCATCCGAGCCCGGCGTCCGGTACGGGTCCACGCTCACAATCGCTGCGTCGGGATGCTTCCTGGCAATCGTCGCGGCCGTGACGCCGTGGAACGATCCAATCTCCAGGACGCGGCCATTGGGCGGGATAGAGGCGCTGAAGATGGCAAGCTCTTCTTCCAGCAGCAGGCATTCCCCGGCCTCGGTCATCACACGCCCACGATATCGCGTCTCTTCGGGCGCAATGTCGGTTGTCTCAAATCTGGACTTTTCGGGGAACGCCTCAGCGAACCACGGAATGAGCCCATGCCGCAGGCCGGCGTTGTTGTAGCCAAGATGAATCTTTCCACGGCATTGCCGGCGGATGCTCTCCAATCCACCGTGGCGGCCGTAGAACGAGGCTTTCGAGTTGCCAAGGCCGCGCGGCACAACGGACGTGTCCGAGTTGAGGATCAGCGTATTGATGCAAAACCCATTGCCTTTGGCGTATGGTGCCTCGGACGCGATCCGCTCGAAATGGCTGGCCGTGTGGGGTTGGAAAACGTGGGTGTCGAAGTTCCTGGCCGGCAGCCCCTTGGCAACCAGATAATCCCGTGTAGCCCGCATGCGCCGCCACCACTTACCCTTGCCCCATTCTCGCTTGTTGGCAAGATCGCCGCTCGCATAGTTCTGTAGGTCGGCCAACCGCGTTGGCGACAACAACGCCTGATCGTCCGAAGCGAAGATGAACCGTTTCGAACATCCCGCTTTGATTGCAGCCCTAACCTTGCTGATTATGTTGGCGTCCTTGTTGCATCGGCATGTGTCGCGCATGGGAATATGCTCGACGCCAGTAAGCCAATCAGGTTTCGCCCCGACGACGAACACGCGGCCCAAGTCGAGCGCGTACTTTTCGAGCGCACGAAGCGAAAAGCGAAGCTCGTTGTTGTTCCAAATCGAACCGCTTCCAAGAGCGTAGACGACATCGACAAGCGGGCCGGATTCGTTTGGCTTGGCAGGTTCTTTTGCCGCTTCCTCTTCGGCGAGCCCGATGGCTTCCAACACCATCCGTTCCGTGAACGCTCGCGGCGTGATCGTGGCGTGCTTTGTTGCCTCAAGGGCGGCTTGCCAAGTCATCTGCCCGACCAAAGACATCCACCCGCGTTCCGTCGCCTGCGCCATCATGTGATCGACGATCTCGGTTAGATGCTCTCGGCAGCCAGCCACGCCCCAGGCATTCATCTGACTTATCATCGAGCCGCATCCGCAGCCGGTTGAGGATTCGGTGGAAAAGTAGCGAGCGATTATGGTGTGGAGGTGGTCGCCGGGGCCGTGGATATTGCCCGCTGAGACAACATCGCACTTGCGTAACGGCCAATGTCGATCATCGCGGGTGTACGGCTTAATATCGACAGCACCACAGATCGAGCACTTAATGCCATCGGAAGTTCTAACCCATCGGCACACTTGGACACTCATAGCCACACCGTCGCTGTGTTCTCAGTTGGTGGTGCCAATGTTGTCCACGATCCACCAATAAACCACTTGCACTTACTGGCAGGCTCCGTACTGACGCACGGCAACTCAATAGATGGAGTAAGATCGTCGCATTGCGTTCCTGCGTCAAACTCAACATAAAAATACAATGCGTCAAACACCCAACCTTCACAACCGGAACCCGCAATGTCAAAAATGCTCACACTGCTCCACGCATAACTCAGATCGCTAGCCAACCCAAAACCGATCCAATCCAGATAGCCGCCTCGTGGTAGTGCAACGCGAACGTCTGGGTTCGCAGGATCGTGGGCATTCCACCGCCACACGCACTCCGATCCATCCACACCCAGCCACGGCACGCTGTACGATTTCTCCTGAACATCGAGATCGCATAGGTTGCACGAACCACCGCTAGAATCCAGGACTCCCAACGACGGAATCTGGATGGTTACTTCTGACGAGAAATCGCACGTTCCGCACGTTATCTTCGGAACTGACGACGAACTCTCACTCGAACTACTCGGGCTCTCGCTGCTCTCGCTCGACGAGGATTCGTCGCAGCAACATCTGCGGCGGGACATTCCCCGCCACTGGGTCAGAACGCCAGCGTACCACGGTTGCGGAGGGCGACCGGGCAGTACGAGTTCGTCGTCTGCGAGGAAGAGGCCATTCTGTTTCGAGTAGCGTTTGGCCATGTTAATCAGGGCAAGGGAAGTCAACGGGCCGCCACAACGCGGCCGCTTCGTCGTACACCACAAGTCCGACAGCTTCGATGTCAATTGTCCATCCCGCCGACATCGGCGTAACGGTGATCGTTGTGTTGGCATCGGCCACCGGGCAAAGCCCAGTAATCGCCACAACGCCGTCACAGTCCCAGGAGCTGGCCGAACTCACCACCGAGTTTACGGTCGTTGCCCGGGCCATCGTGGCCGCCGGCGTTCGGATCGCCCACACTGTGTTGCCCGACGCGGCTTCGATCGCGCAGAAGCCCGGGTAGCCCGACTGCACCTCCGCCGCGTTGTGCGTTGGCCCGCACGCCGACCCCGCGTTGATCGACCCGCTTGACTTTACTTTCGTCGGCACGAACCCCATCGAGGCCGTGCCGTGCTTGCCGGAGGCAATATCGCAAGGGCCGTTTATCAGAATCACTTTCGGCGGTACGCCCGCCTGGTAGAGCCGGGCCTTGACAACAACGATCCCGTCGACCGTCGTCGTGCCGTTGCTCTCCATCACGGAGTAGGCAGAAATGGCAGACTCGGCCTGGAACGGGACGGTATAGCGGAAATCGAAAGGAGTCATCGGACGAACCTCCCCAGCGCATTGACCCATGACGACAGGGCCTTTGCCGCGACATACCCAACCGTGCGCCGCTGGGCCGCCGCCCGCTCGGCCGTCCGCCTGCGCACGTAGGGCGTGCCTCGCGTTCGTGACTCCGTGTTTCTGCTGATTGTGGTAATCGTCCCAGATTCGTTGATCGACCACGTCACCTGCCGAATGGCGCCGTCGAGGTCCTGCCGGATCATGCCGGCGTATGGCACCGAAGCTCCTTCGACCGTCTGATAGTCCGCGGAAAGCTGGTCGAGGTAGTAGTTGCACTCGACTTCGACGTCGCTGCTGTTGTCGGTCAGACTGCTAACCTTGAACTTATCCCCATAGGTTGGAATGCACCGGCAAACGATGTCCGGCTTTTGTACGTACAGCGTGGCATCGTTCCTGTTGCCGATGCTGCGCGTGACCGTATACCGCTCCGGTGCCTGCGTCGTCGCGTCCCGCACGTTGCAGGATGCTCGAAGCTTCAGTTCCGGCTCGCCGTAGGAATGGGCCGACCCGTCCGCTGCCGTGTTCTTATAGATCGGCTCGGCGAACATGACAATGCCGCGGGCCTCGTCCAAAGACCACGATCGCCGACACAATGAATTGCTGACCGTGTTCTGTTCCATCGGCGTCAGGTCATCGACGGAGTTGGTGTCAACGTCGAATCGAGCGAACCATACGCCATAGACCTGGCCGTCTTGGTCCTGCAAAACCTTCTTGCCGTCGCTCGTCGTTTGCTCGGACGTGATGCACTGCTGACCGATGATTGGTAGGATCTGTGATCGACTCGATACCGTGCCTTCGTAGCCCGGTACGCTGATCGGCTCTTTGACTCGATACCATTTGAAGACGGTCGCCACCGCAAGCTCGCGGCCCTTGGTCGTCGATACGTCGAGGTAGTAGGGGTAATCGGTCACATTCCAGCCTGCGGCCGGCTTGTAGGAGAGATCGTTGATGAGCTTGACCGATCCGTCGTTATCGAGGCCAACGGCTTCGAGGTCAAAATCAACTTGATAGCGGTTCGGTCCGCACGCAATGCCGAGCTTCCCCGGCTTCTCCGGCGGGTTCGCGTCGCATCCGTAGGAGATCACGCCGCCGTTCGGTAGGTTTTGGCCTTGCCCGATCTTGCAGAGTCGAACCCGATTATCGAGGCCCAGCACCACATAGCATCCGTAGAGGTCGCACAGTTCGGCCAGCGCGTCGGCAGGATTCGTGTACGACCACTCGACGGTCGGATTGCCGTCGGTCGGCAGGGCGTTGCAGTTCGCCCCTTTCTCGCCCATCGCGTCGAGGCAGAGCTTTGCGAGTTGGCGGGGCGTTCGCTTCGTCACCTCGTTGAGCGTGCCGTCCGACCAGCGGAGATTGTAGCTGCCCGAAATCTCGCCCCATGCCCACTTGTAGCGGCGGTCGAGAATCTGCAACTGCCAGATTTCTCCGGATGATGTGAACTCCGCAGAGCCGTGATCGGCGCAGCAGTTTGGAAATGACAGCGACATGTTTCCAAACATGAGTTTGAGCGTACCCGTCGGCGCCACGCCGCCCGGTTGCGGCGTCAACTCGATCGTGCAACGACTCGGCGAGATCCCGTGCGTCCAGTTCATGGTCGCCGATTTCACGTTCACCACGCCGGGATAGCTCGCTGATCCGTGCATCAGATGGCACTCTCCGTCCAGGTTCGGTGGGGCGGTCGGACGATCGTCACGTCCGACAAGCGGCACTTCTGGAAGTCGACCCCGTTCGTCAACGTCACGGTGCCCATCGGGTCGTAGAACTGCGCGCCCTTATAGACGCTCACGTTGGTCATCGTTTTGCCAACCATCGAACGCCGCTTGTCGTAGATCGCATCGGCGAGGATTGTTGTCGTCGTGATTGTCCCGCTCGATTCGTCGTAGAACGTTCCTCCGTTCAGGTTTAGCGTCGTCAGAGTAGCCGCGCCGCGGAAGGCGGTGGTCCCGCCGTCTTGATTGATCGTGGTTGCGTTCGTCTCGATGGCCAGGTCGCCGCCGCTTTTGTCGATCGTCGTCAGCGTGCAGCCCGATCCGCAGCGAACCGTCGAGTCTCCGGTCACGTTGTCAATGTAGCCGACGTTGAGGTCCGAGACCGACGCGACCTCTCCCGCAAAGAAGGCAATTCCCACGTCGCCGCGGTTGATGTTGACGACGCTGTTGGCTCCCGTGTCTGTCACAAGCACGGCCGGAATGCCAGTCTCTTCGGATGCGCCCGAGTTGTAGATGTTGATGACCGGCGCGTCGCTGTTCGCCGCGTTAAGCATGAAGCGGCCGGTTCCGTCGCCTTCGCCCAAGCCAAGGTCGGCCGTGTTGAATCCGACCTTAAAATACCGCTCTCGGTACTCGATATAGCCGTTCGCGTTTTCGCGCGGCAGGCCGACGTCGCCCGTGAAAGAATTACTGTGGACGATCTTGTCGACCACGATACCTGCGAGCGCATCGAGTCCGTAGAGGGCGTCAACGTCGCCGTACTCGAATACGACCGTATCTCCGTTGGCGGGGAGGCTCCCGCCCGACCAATTCGACGCCACGGACACGCACGAAGGACCGCTCGCAACGACGGTATTCGCCACTACGAGCGTTTGTGTGTTCGCCACTCCGCCCTCAGTTGCTGATCCCGTGACGGTAAACGGATACCCTGCCGTGTCCGCCGTCAGCGTTACGCACGTTGTCGAGTCCACGGCCGTGATCTCAGAGAACTCCGGTTCGGTCGAAGCGTTCCACGCGGTGTTGAGTCCTGCCGTCACGTTCGCCACCGTGTTGGCGGTCGCCGTGAACGACACCGTTTTCCCATTGATCGTCAGCGTGAACACGTCATTGACTTCCACGTTGGCCGGTGTGGCGGTCGAGACCTGCGCGACTTCCTTGGCGTCGCCGCGAAAAACTACTGTTGCCATTATCTGAATCTCCGCTTAAATGTTGACTCGTGACGGCGATCCGAACCGATAGGACCACGACGTCGTATAAGGCTCGCTCGGTACGCCGTTAATGAGCTGCACGCGGTTCTTGCGAATGACCGGCGCTTCCATGATCGCGCCCGGGTAGAGCTGAGATGCCGGGGAGGGATGCGACGAAGGCGACGTTGCTTGACCCTCTTGCGTGACGATGCAGACCGTCTGACTCACTGGCATTTGCTTTTGAGGCGGTCCATTTAACACCTCAATGAACACGTACCGAGGCCCGCCGCCGGAGACCGTGATCGTCTCGGAGTAGGTCCGGCTGCTCTTGCCCGCAGTTTGCGACTGCTGAATGGCCTCGATCGTGACAGTGAAATCGCGGTAGGTCGTGTATTGGCCGCCGGCCCCTTCGGGGAATGACGGCCCCTCTGCCACGCGAATGATCGCGTCTCTAGCCGAAACAATGTGCGCCGTTCCGACCAGGCCGAAGTCCTTGCCATCGTGGGCGTAGGCGTTCTGCATCGCGCGAATCTTGTTGCTTAGATCGCTGGCGCTTGTTCCGTGAATCCGGCCCGTTACTACGTATTTATCGACAATCTTATTTCGCACACCGGCGTCTGAGTGCGTGTTGGTCCGCTGAATCGAGACCTGACACTCGCCCTCGTCGTGCTGGTACGATCCGTATTTCCAGGCTATTGTCATTGTGCGGGCCCCGAGTTTATTTCAAGCATGGCCTTGGCGAACGAACGGTCGATGGTTTCTTTGTTCATCTGTTTGGTATCTTCCCACTGCTTCTTAAACAGTGGAACAAGTTGCTTTTCCAGTTCGCGTTCTAGGTTTGCGTCATCCCATTCGAGTTTTCCGATAATGGTTCGCGTGTCCTTAATCTGGGCACGAATCGTGGTGATACCCTTCCTCTGTTCATCCGCTAAGGCGTTGTGTTCGGTTCCGTAAATCGGCTCAAAAGACGTGGTGCCAGTCCTAGCTCTTCGCCGCTTTGATAGCTCTTCGGCCATCTTGCTTTTGGCTGGGACGAATTGCTCCATTTCCGCCTCGCCTGCGGTTCCAATATCTTGTCCTGCCTTGAACCTTCTTCCAAGTTCCAATAGCCGCTGCTGCTTCCCAGCGTCAAGCGATCCGAACCGCTCTTCGGCCGACTTCTTTTCATCCTCCAGTTGCTTGACCATCTGCCGGCGAGCCGTGGCTTCAGCGGTCAGGTCGGAAAGAATCTGCTTGTGGCCTTGGATCTTCTCCCGGTTCAACTCCCGGACCTTGTTGGCCTCGTCCTGGTACGTGTCGATGAGTTGCTTCCTGGCACTCAGCTCGATCTGATCCGTCGAGACGTTCGGGTTCGTCGCCCGCATTTCGGCCGCGGCTTTCGACGCATCGGCCATGCCCTTCTGGGCCGACTGCCGCCGGTTGGTGTAGGCCGAGAGGTCACGCGGCCCACGGGCGAACGCCTCATTGCTCTGATCGATGCCCATCTGCTGGCGGGCCACGTCGACGCCGAAGTTGGATTGATCGAGTGCGTCGATTCGGGCGCGGTTGGACTGCGCGGACGCCTGCTGTGAAAGTGCCTCCTGCGATGCTGCAAGCTGAGCAGTGGGCGAGTTACCCTTCGTGCCGGTCCAGTTTTCGTTTTGCAGAATACGAGCGAACGGGTTCCACCAAGCCGAGCCGACCGTATCCACAGCGGATCCCGGCGTTGCGCCTTTGCCGATGCCGTGCGTGAACGCCTCGCGGGCTGTAAGTCCTGCGGACAGAATGGCGGATCCGCCGCCGACCACAGCCCCCGCGCCTGCCGTCAGACCGGCGGTGCCAAGTCCGGCGACTGCCCCAATCCCCTTCGCCGCCAGTCCGCCCACGGCGCCGGCCCCGAGTGCCTTTCCGATACCCGCCCCAGCTCCACCAGCCGCCGCTGCACCGCCGACAGCTTGGGCAGCGGTCAGCGTGGCTTGGGCCGCCGCGGCCGCGGTGACCGCCGCCTGGTACGCACGATAGGCCCGGGTCAGGCCCATCACGACGTCGATCCCGCCGCGAAGAAGGTCGAACGCAGCCTGGATCTTGATGAGCCCCTCCAGGAGCTTCTTCGTGTCTTTCTCGCCCACCAGTCCGATCATGGCGAACCCGCGGCCGAGCGACATCAAGCCGCTCATCGTCATCTTCGTCGCTTCGGCGAGTTGCTGCTGAGACGATGCGACCTTGCGGTATGCGGTCTCTTGCTTCGACAGGATCGCCGATTGCTCGCGGGCCGCGGTCCGTGCCGCCGATGCCTGGGCCTTTGCTGCCTGCTCAGCCGATCGGACCGACTCCTTGTGGGCTTTATCTTCGGCCGATGCCTGGGCCTTTGCTGCCTGCTCAGCCGCTCTGGTTTGGGCCTTGTAACTCTGCTCGATCGCCTTCTCTCTGTCCTTCGCCCGCTTGACCGATTCCTTAGTCTCTCGTTCGTCCGCCCGGGCGGACTCCTTGCGGGCCCTCTCGTCGGCGCGGGCCATGTCCCTGGCAGCCGAAGCTTGCGCCCGGGCCGCCTGCTCCGCCGCTCGCGTATGGGCTTTATAAGATTGCTCGATGGCCTTTTCACGATCCTTGGCCCGCTTGATCGAGTCCTTGATTTCCTTCTCGTCTGCCCGTGCCGACTCCTTGCGGGCCTTGTCTTCCGCCGCCTGGGTGTTCTTGGCCGACGCCACCCGCTCCTTATGCGCAGCCGTGGCCATCTTCTCGACGTCGCGGAAGACGGAACGCAGCGACGGGTCGAGCTCGCCGCGGAGTCGAATAATCACATCTCTGGTTGCGGTGTTGCCCATCCTATTTCGCCCTTGATGCCAAACCTAGCAGGTCGATCATCATCGACCGCTGACCCCTCGCGTGCTCCGCCACGACCCACCTAATCACACCGTACAGCCGCCTCGTTGCACCGTCGGCGGGCGGTCGATGCTCATAGAACGCCCGTATGGCCTCCAGATTGGCCCGTGTGAGCGTTCGACGCTGTCCGACCCATGAATCCTTAACCTCCGCCCCGGCACACTTAGGGCACTGCCAGCACGGCGTGGGCGTGCCCTGCGGCCGACGCACCCGCTCGCCGTGACTCCGGATCCACACCTGCCTCTGAATATCAACCATCCACCGCCGGCACTCCCAGCAATCGAGCCCGGCTATCCAGGGATGCGCCAGCAGGAGCCGCATCCCCTCTCTTAGTTTTTTTCGAGGGTCTCCTGGGCCGTGTTGCCGATCGGCTCGCCGTCCAGAGCTGACTCGTATTCGACCTCCGTGCTCGCCTGCTTCTTCTCCGGCTCCCACTGCGGGTCCAGGTCCGACGCCTGGACACCCAGCACGATCGCGTAGAGTCGCGAGAACAACGCCGGTTTCAGCCGAAGGATGTTCGCAGGTCGAAGTTCCACGGCGTCCCCGTGCCCGTCGACCAGGCTCCACGTCTTGAGCCGCTCGGCGATCAGGGCCGCATAGACCTGTTGTTTCTTCCCGGTCCCGTTGACCGCGTCGACCTTGTCCAGGTGCTCGCCGCGTTCCTCGGGGATCAACGGCGAGAACGTGAACCGGAGCGGATCGTCGTACAGACCTTGTTCCGCAGCGATGTAGCCCGGCTCTGTGTACGCCTTGCCGGGGATCATGTTTCCGTGTCGTGCCATCTCGGTACTCTCCTTGTGTCTTTGTGTCAAATCGAAAATCACGCAACGGCGATTGCCGCCGCGGCCGCCGTCTTGGTGGCAATCCAGTTCTTGGTCAAAAGCACCTCGCCTTGGTCGATCGGCGGATCAGTACGCGGGGCTGTCAGGGCCCCAAATGTGAACGTGACGGCCGAAGTCCCGTCGTTGATCGTCAGCGAGTTCGTGGCCGACAATGCCGTCGCCGTCGTGTTCCACAGCGTGTTGGAAATCGTGCCCGTGTGCGCGTGGACCGTTTGAAGCGTGACCGACCTCTTGCCCCCCATTGGAATGTCTGTCAGAGCCAGACTGTTTGCGTACCGATCGGACCGCAACCCGTTGTTGACGGCCATGTCGATCGACATCACCTCATAGGCCGCGTTGCCGAGCGTCAATACGCAGTCAGCAAAGATGGCCGGCGCCGTGATCGTCGCCGCGGCAACAGTCCCCGTCGTGTTCGCTGTCTTGCCGATGATGTCCAGCGACAGGTCGAATATTCCACCCTGTCCTCCGCGCAGAGTAAGCGAGTTCACCTTGCAGTCTTCGTAGGTGATGACGTTGTAGCCGCGATCGACAACCATGTCGAACTCGGTCAACGTGCCATTTGCCGCCGCAACCGCCAGCGTGGACAGCGCGAGAATCTGCGCGCACGACGGCTGGAGAGAGACGGGTCCGCCAACGTGGCACGGTCCGTTTCTCGCGTCGGTCGATGCCGTGTCGATCGTGCCCGTGATTCCGTCGCGGAAGATGACCGGCGAGCCGAGCTTGTCAATGCCACACGATTGAAACTCGTAGACCGTTCCATTGATCGAAAGTTTGGTTTGCGACCCGAGAATAGCAGTAGTCATGTCGTGTGCTCCTAAGTTAGGCCGCGCCCCTCGCGGCAACGGCAGCGCACAATAACGCCGCCTGCGAATATGTTGTTGGCCCAATCACCGAACGGGATCGTTTGCATCGGCTCGACCGTGCAGATGACCGATTCAGCGATGGCCGAAAGACGCTGATTCTGAAACGCCCGCGTGATCTGTTGCATCCACTTCGCGTACTTCGACGTGTTTGCGGTCAGAGCCCTGTTGTCGGCCGCGAAGATTGCCACGTAGATTCCGTAGGTGTAATCGTCGCTCGCGTTCGTGATCCCCGCGACGGTCGGCTTCTGCGGCGCGATGACGACGCACGGAAGCAATAGGTCCTGTTTGGTCGGCACCTCGCGGACGACAATCCTGGCACTAAGGATTTCCGATAATCCGATTGCTGCAATCCTCGCCTGAATCGCATTCATGCATTGGTGCTGTACCGACTCCGTAGAGGACGTAACAACGATGTAATGCACAACCGAGGGCAGAGAATCACTACCGAGCACGCTGATAACCTGAAGCATGTAGTGCCCAGCCGCTGCCGTCACGCTAACGGTCCCGTTGCCGGTCCGGCTACCGTAGCTCGTCCATGTGTCGGTTCCCAGTTCTCCGGCAAACGCCTGTAGGTAGACCGTGTTGGTCGAGCCTGACGCGGCGTTGGCAATCGTCACCACGCCGCCCGTCCCGTCGCCATCGTCGGCCCACACCGCCGTCGGGATAGTTCCGATTCCGCTCACGCCGAAAAAGTAGGTATCTGTCCACATCAAGACACCTCCTGTAGCAGCCAGTCGGCGAACTCTTCGGCCATCGCGTCGACGTGATCCTCGTTGGCCCCGAGGTACTCGCGCTGGCGGATGCCGGGCGGATCGTCGCCGAAGTTGTGGCGGCCTGCCCCTGGGATGCCGCCAAGATCGGTCCCCGTGTTGAGGCCATACTCGACCTCGTTGTTGCCCACCATCCGCTCGACGTGGCCCGGCGCGCCCTCCTGGGTCGCCGCTGCTCGCAAGGCGCCACTGAGCACCAACAATGGATGCGTCGGGCCTGGGTCTTTTCGTGCCGGCCACGTGCCGCGGTCGGGCGTTGTTCGATTGGCGAAATTGAGATCGACCGCGGCGCGGAGAATCGGCACGCAAGCCCGAACGGGCTTTTCCAGATCGTCCCCGACCGTCGTAGCGATACGACGAACGGACTCGACGAATTCCTTGAGTTCTTCCGCCATTAGGCCACCTGCTTGACGCAAACACACCGCCACTTGATCGAGGTCGAACCGATTGCCGTTTCCACGGCCGATCGGATCGTATAGACAATACTGCCGCTGTCTGTGATCGTCGCGCCCTCGGTTGGAATCTCGCCTCCGAGCGTTGCCGACCACAGCTCAAACACGATGTCCGTCGGCTGATACGCTCCTCCGGCCGCCATCACCGTTTCGCGATAGCTCAGCCCACTGCGAAACGCATAGACGCCAGTCGTCGCGTTGCCCGACGTATCGGTGAACGTCACGGCCTCAATGCCGTCGATGTGCTGATAGTCGGTGGCAATGGTCGACGCGACGGTCACGTGCAGCCCTCCACCACGACCTCAAATGGATCGTTGAACGATGTCGCGAGTTGCTTCGTGATCATCTCCAGTTCCTCGTACAGGCTCTTTTTGTAGGCAACGTGCTGTATACCGCCCTGCGTGCTGTCCGGCTTGCCTCCTGCCGATGCCGATGTCATGGCCGCAAGCTCGTCAAGAATCGCGTCCCGGCGGGCCTGCAACTTCTCAAGAACAGTCGAATTGGAATAGGCCATGATCGAACCTCACGGAGAAAGTGAACCGGGCCGGGCCGCGGGCGCCGAGGAAAACGCCCAACGGCCCGAGCACCGGGACACAAAGAGCACTACGACGGCGCGGTCAGCAGCGCGTACCGAGGATCGAGAGCCGCCACGGTGCCGCGCTCGCTCGCTTTGTAGCGGGCGACAATGTCAGCCGTGAACGTCCGCTCGCCACCGGCGTCCTGGACGACGGTCAGCGGCCAGTTCTCCATGTAGGCAAACGCCTTGTGGAACTGACCGAGATACCACGTCTGCGTGTTGATGCTCGCGGCAGTCATGCGGGCCGTGACCCACTGATTCGTGAGAATCTCATACGAACCGGGAATCACCGTGGACGGCGGGAAGTACTGGAGGTACTGCGACGTGCCGCTGTTCGCGTTCGGGTCGAGCGCGATCTGCGTCGCGTTGAGCACGTACCGAGCCACTGGCGCGTACGCTTTCGCGATGAGCAACTGATTCGCTTCGATGATGATCGGCTCGCCCGTGAACGGGTCCGTGATCGCGTCGAAGATCTGCAAGGCCGCGTCGATGTCCGTCCAATCGGCCAAGGCGCCGGCGTTGGACAGATTGTCGAAGCTGTGCAACCCGGTCGAGTTGCTGTAGGTGCTCAGCGCACCCTTGCCTTCCGGGTTCCACAGCGACGTGACGCCCAAGGCCGCGTCGATGATCCGCTTCTCCTTGTTGACGCCGAGCCACTCGCCAACCTTGTTGGCGTGGTCGAGCAGTTGGCCGGTCTTGTCGAAGAACACGGCCTCCTTCGTGACCTCGACGATCATACCCTTCTTGGTCGTCTGCGGCGTCTCAACGAACGTCCCGCTGACGCCCGCCCGCGGGTACTCGCGGCCTTCGTTCACGGACTCGGCCACGTCTCCGATGGCCGTGATCCCGGCGATGCGCTCGCCGTCGAACTTGGTCGAGATGTTCCGGGCCAGCTTGTCGCCGATGAACGCCGGCGACTGGTACGCCTCTAGCATCGACGTGTAGATGATCTGCCCGCTGATCGCCTTGAACAGCGCGCTGTCGACGGCCTCCATGACCTGGACGCAGCCGCCGCCGGCCGGGTTGAACATCTCGACGGCCTCCTTGCCGTCGGGAACGGTTTCCTCGAAAAGCTCCCGTAACGAGAACTCTTCGGGACGAATCTCCTTGGTCTGCAAAGCCTCAGTCAAGGTCGAAATGACCTCGCCGGGCTTCATGTTCTTGACCATCTGCCGCAGTTCTTTGCGGTTCAGTTTTCCTGCCATTTCTCGCTTCTCCCTTACTGGTTGTTTGGTAAGGGGCTCGCGTGCTACAATGGCCGTTGTGAGGCAGTCCATTGGGCACGCTTGCCCGTGGTATGTCGGCCGACCCGCTCGACGCCAATCGAGCGGGCGGCTCTTTTTTCCGCTATCGGACAGACTCGTATCCGATGTAATCACACAACAGCGATACCGCCGTCGTGGTTCCGTTTTTCGCTCCGAGGACCATCTGCATTTCGGTCGCCGAGCTGTAGATGAAGTCCACCTCGCCGACCGTGACGCCGTCCACCTTGAACGTCGCCTTGGCCCGCGTGCTGCTCAGGCACTCGCACGCGACGGTCAGCTTCTGGTAGCTGGAGCTTCCGGCCGTGGTCAACGGGCTGCCGAGCGTGAACGCCGTCGGCGTCTCCGTGTTCGCGCTGTTCACGCCGCAGTACCACTGCGTGCCGCCGTCGATCGTCCAGATCAGGACGTAATCGCCGGTGGCCTTCGGACCCGCCCCATCGTCGACCATCAGGTCGGCAGCGACTGCGTTGGCAAAGCCGAAGCAGACGTTGGTCGTGTTGGCCGAAGTGAACTGGATATTGGCCTCGCCCATGAACGACTTGCCGGAGGCGAACTTGATGACCTCCGTATCGGTGGCGAGGTAAATCTCGTCATTGTCACCGGCCGACGCATCGGACGGGGTGATGGTCAGAATGCCCTTGGCACCATCCGAGACGGTCACACCGCCGCCGTCGGGCGCGACGACCTTCAAGCCGCCCATGAACGAGTCCGCCGGAACGTATCCGACGGTCACGGTCACCACGGCCGAGTTGAGGTCGGCATTCGTGCCGTTCGTGATCGCCAGCGTGACGCCCGTATTGGCCGCCAGGTAGCCCGCCGTGATCGCTCCCATGTTGTAGGAGGTCGCAACGACGACGTTGGCTGTGTGCGTCTTGGTCGCGATGGCCACACCGGCCAGCGAGGCCAGAGCCCAAGCGCTGGTATCGCCCGCGGCAAGGCCAGCACTGTTGACGCTCACAGCGGCAAACGCATCCGTGATAATGACAGCGCGGGCACCGGTCAGAAAGATCGGCGTCGCTACGGTGTCACCACCGGCGTCGGCGTGTGCCGTGACCCAGCCTGTGAACGTCTGCCGTTCCGGCTGATTCGTGAAATCCCACCACTGCCCGTATTGCAATTCCTGGTTCACCAGAAATGCGGGCGAGTTCAGTGTACGCATTCTCCAATCTCCTTTTCAAAAACGAGAGTGTTATTCTTGAACCAATCGAGCGTGGCCGCCTCTCGCAGTAGCCTGCTCGATTCCATGTTGACTCGATAACCGAGCGCAGCCATCCGGCCTATGACGTAGGACTCCGGCTGCATGTTGAAATGTCCAAGGCCGCCCTGACCGGGCACGGCCCAACTCAAAACGATCCCCTTGCAGCAGTGACGATCGAGGCAATCGAGCGCCGCCGCTTCGTGCTCGGCCGGAATGTGTTCCATCACCTCCAGACACAGCACCCAGTCCCACTGCCGGTTGAGGTCCACCGGCGCCGTGATGTCGAGCGTCTGGCAAACGCCATCCGTCAGGATGCCCGTCGCCGGGTTGCCGTCGTAGCCGTCGGCGTCGATGCCCGCAGCACGTAACGCCTTGACATAATCTCCGAGCCCACAGCCGAAATCCACCACGGTCTGGCCGGCAAGGAACGTGCAGAGAGCCTTCGCGAACTCCGCATCGTGCTTGTGCGGGAGTCGATCCGCTCCGAGCCAGTATCCGTGTTCGTGGACTTCAGCCTGCATCGGGTGCCTCCTGTTTCGGCGCAAACGCCGCGCGCTTCGTGGCCTGGAACCGGTCGATCTCTTCGTCCGTCTCCGGGCCCCACGCGATGTAGTTGGGGAAGACCCTTGTCCCGACGTGGATCGTTTTGACGGCCCGCGTTGCCACGACCTTGCCGCCGTTGTTGTGGACGTATCGGGACATTAGCCAGTCTTCCGGCGCGAACTCGCAATTGTAGTGCCCGTCCGGCCACACCTGGACGCGGTGGAATTGCTCGAAACGGAACTTCAGGTATCCGTTTTCATCGACGGTCTTCCAGTGCGGCCACGTCAGGTCAGCGAGCCAGCAGCCCGTGTTGACCAACAGACATTTCCCGTCCGTCCGATCCGGCGACCAGATGCCGGAGGCCGCAACCTCTTCGACACCGAACGTCTGCGGCAATCGCAGCTGCTCGGTGGTCGTGATCCGGCGGTAGTCATACAGGTCCGTCGGGCTGCCGACGGCCGTCGACGTCACGCCCTTATCGTCCTTGATCGCGTTGCTGACGCTGACCACGGTCGCGCCGGTCCGCTTCATCTCGTCATAGAGCACGTCGAGCCATCCGGTCTCCGGCTCGATGTCGCCATGCAACATGGCGAAATACTTGAACTGCGGATTGCTGAGAGCCCCTGTCCACAGCATGTTAAACACGTGCGGCAGGCTGCTGCCGCCGTAACGTGCGTAGCTGTAGGTCAGCTTTCCAGCGCTCCCGCCTACGGTCGCAGCCGTGGCAGCGCCGCAATCGACCTCGCGGCCGTAGAGCGGTTGCCCTAGAAAGATGTCAGGGATTCTGGATTCTGGATGTACCATTGGACGTTTCCTCGCGTCTTTGTGTCCCGGTTGCCCGGTGGGTGTGGTTATCGCTTCCGCAAACGTGCGGCAACTTCCTTGGAGTTCGCCGGCGGCTTCCAGTCGCCGGTATGGGATTCGGTGATCGGGCCCGTGCTGCGGGCCTTCTCGGCGGTCGATCGTTTCGGCCACGACTCGATGAGCGACTGGCGGTCCGCCTCGGGCGAGGCCGCAACGGCCTTAACGCGAACCTCGATGGCCTCGACGTTCGCCGCCTCGAGCAATCGGTACGCCACGACGGTCGCCTTGAGCTGGTCGACGCTCTCCTGGGTCGGCTTGTCCTCGGGCTTGTCGCCTTCTGCGGCCGGCTTGTCTTCGGGCTTCGCGTCCATCTTCTCCTCGACCTTGAGGATCTCCTTGACGAACGTGCCGATGGACTTGGCCTTGGTGGCCGAGTCGCCGTCGCCGTCCAGGATCTCGCGGACCTTGGAGAGGATGACGTCGGTCATGTTCGGGGCAGCGGGTTCGGGGGCCGGCGCGTCCGGCGGGGTCATGTCGGGCATGGGTTGCTCCAGTGACTCAAAAAGGGACTTGGTTGTAGCGGGGTCGGCGACCAAGTCGACCGATCGAACCCCGATGATTTCCTCAACGAGCGTCTTTCCGTTGCGGCGCGACGTGCGCCCGTCGGCGTTGTGACTCAGGCCGATCATCGCCGGATTGCGTTGCGCCGCCTCGACGATCTGCGCCGACTGCGGATGGCTCTTCAGGTAGTGCAGGTCGCCTTCCAAACCGTCGTTGGCCTGGTGGACGTTGACCAGCCAGCCGAAACGGTCCTTGACGGATCGTTCCGAGGTCGGACGCGAGCGGTCGGGATGATCGAGGTTGACCGGCCGACCCTCGTATAGGGACATGGCATTCGTGATCGCCTCCGGCGTGTACTCGCGACCATTGAGGCTCTGACGCCCGAGGATACGCACGCCCTTGATGACGCCGGCCTCCGTGTCGAAAGACAACGCCTTCGGCGAGCAAATCTCCCACAGTTGCACCACGGGACCCCAGTCTTGTTCCGGCATGTTCAGGCTCCTACCAATCGATCGTAGACTTCCGCGGAGAGGAACTTCATGCGGCGATTACCTCCCAATCGAGGTAACAGCGGCAGCGAGGATGGACCGGCGGACCGGTCGGCGAGACGCGGCCGAATACCTCTTCGCCCGTACCATCCAATGGACGACAGACGGCACATGTCTTGGCGTCGTGCTCCGTTTGCCAGATCGGCCGTAGACGGTTGCCTGTGCTCATCTCGTACTGCTCGACGGCGATTCGCTCTCCGGAGGTGATGGCCCGGGTGGTCTCAGTCACGGCGATGTTTTCCGCCCGCATAGCCAGCGCGGCGATGACGGCGGCGAGTGCCGCAGCTTCCTCCGCCCGCGACGTACCGGACACGCTGGCCACGTCCTCGCGGGTCGTCGCTACAATCTCCCCTGCCAGTACGGCCGCATAGCCGTCGGCCCAAGCTTGGCCCCATCGGCCTATGTACCCTTCTGGATACACTTCATTGCCCGCGTCGGCGAACGTGCCGGCAAGCACCGAGGCCAGCACGGCGTGGGTGTCCTGCTCCATGCGCGACCAGTTGGGTGCCGACGGCCAGACTTCCTGGATCGCCCGCCCGTGCTGTTGGAACAGCAGGAGCAGAGCCGCAGCCAGTTGACGCTCGCGTTCGGTTCTGTTGGGTAGGTCAGGCATGGGGGCCTCCGCAGATCGTACCTGGGTATCGGCCCCACAACGTCGCCACGGCCTCGGATAGGCGGTTCTGAGGGACGACAGGAACGGCGACCTTTTCGACCTTGGCTTGCGCCGCAATCATGGAGGCCGCGCGTGTTCGCTCGATTCCGACGCCGACAAGTAGCTCAAGCGCCGCCTCTGGGGCCAGTGTGCCGGCCGCCATCTGGGCGAGCAACTCGACCGCCGCAGTGACTTGGGCGCCGTTGAGCGAAAGCTCTGTCTGGATGCCGGCCTCGCCGGATGCCGCTAGCGTGGACTGTTCAGTTGGCGGCGCGTCCGTGGTGGCCGTTGCGGATCCTTGTTGCACAACCTTCGCCGCCCCGTTCGCCACCTCCTGCTCGTAATCGAGGCCCTCTTGCGCCACCCATGTGCGAAGGCTCATCACGCCCTCGTCGCGGAGAGTCTTGCGCCGGGTCGTCTCTTCGGGCTTCGTGTTCTTCGTCACCTGCGGGGCCTCGATGTTGATTTCGAGGTTGGCCTTGGTGTCCTCCCACGATCCGAATCCCTTGAGCCGGCCAGCGTCGTAGGCGATCCGCAGCACCTTCCACAGAAGGTCACGATCCTCGTCGGCAATGTCCGCCTGGATCGACTCGACGAACAGCGTGAACGGCGTCCCAGCCTCTAGGATGGAGGCGTAGTTGTTGTTCGATGCATCGCCCGAGATCATGTACTCAGGCATCGACCAGTTGCACGCCACGGCCCGTAAGACCGCCTGCTCGATAACGACCATTGCGTCGCCAACGCCGGCCGTGCCAAGCGGGCTTCCCGCGTACTTTTGGCCCTGCGGCACGTGGACGAAAGAAGCCTCGTTGTACCGCTGGATGTACTGCTGCCGGCCTCCCTTGGGCGTCGACTCGGTCCGCTGTGTGTAGTTGCCGCCTGCTCGGAAGCTCTCGACGGCCCCCTGCGTTGTGCCCGTTGGGTGTTCGATGATCGCCGCGATAGCAGCCAGAACTGCGGCCCCGCCGGCCGTGTTGCGCAACAGCTTCGAAGCACGACTCAGGTACAACTCGACCGGGTAGAAGTCCGACAGGCCGCGCTTCACGTTGTCGTCGACATTGATCTTCCAGTGACACATGCGGTCATGGGCGACGTCGTCCGACGTTTTCGGGCTCCACTGGACGTGGTAATTCAGAATCGTCTCGACGTCGTCCGGCTCGGTCTGGATACCAAACAACCACTCCTCGGCCGTGCTGAGCGGCTGGGTGATGAGGGCCGGCTCCAGGATCCGCACATCACATACGCCATTGGATGCGGTCAGGCGGGCGAACAGCTCGCCATCGCGGTGCTTGCGTTTGAGGTATCGCTTGCGCTTCGCAGACGACCCCCAGCCGGTCCGCTCAAGGAACTCGGCAACGATGGAGTGGGCTACCTTGGCCGTCTCGGACTTCTGATAGTCGGCCGGGCGCGGCCCGTCGCTACGATCCCGAACGTCGTAGGTGATCCCACTGCTGATGCAGTAGTTAGCCAGGTTGTTCAAGGCACATTTGGCGTGGACTGACACGTCACAGATCGCACGGGCGGCGCCGCGGATCGTGGTCAGATCCTGCTCGTTGCGAATCGTGGCCCCAAGCCGGCCGCCCTCGCGGTCCGAGTACAGCGAGGTATAGATCGAGCCGGGCTCGTCGCGAAGATGCTCCTGCGGATCTACGAGATCACCAAACGCCTCGACGATGACTCGCCCGGGCATGGATCGCGTCAGAGGCTTTTTGTTTTTTGCCATGCTGCCTGAAAGAGTAAGGGGGCCGTGCGACTTCTCGCGCGACCCCCTTAACAGGCAGCGAAGGTTAGGGCTTCTCTCCGGGAGCTAACCGGATTCAGCCGTCAGCGGCCGGCGACAAGTCGCACGGCCCCCGTATGTGCATATTAACCTAGCAACTCCCAGCACTAAGTCAAGGTAAAAACACCGGCTCGAATCCGATTTCTTCGGAGGCTACTTCCGTACCGCCCTGAATGTACAACTGCTTCAGCAACCGGATGGCCATCTCCGCCGCGTCCGGACCGTCGTCGTGGTCGCCGCAAGGAAAGTCCCGCAACTGCTGGACCAACAGCCGCCCACCGCGTGACCGCCGGAAACGAAGCTCGCCGCGAGACAGGAACGGCGTCAGCGTCGCCCTGATTCGCGTGATCTTGTTTAGCCTGTTATCGAACAGGTGTATCGGGAGCATGTAGCCAGACTCGCGAGCCGCCTCCGCAAAGTTGTCGGCCAAGACTTCCTGGAACTGGTTGCTTTCCACCCCGACCGCATGAGGTTCGAACCCACGGGCCAGGGCCACGCCGTCCCGAACGATCTGACGCACATCCCTACGTGAGAGGTCAGCATCCATAAATATGGTCCCACTGCGCGCGACCCCCGCAAGTACAAATGCAGAGTAATCTGATCTATCAGTCTTTCCCTTGCTTGGATCCAAAGCCATCACACGAAAGGCAAACTCGTCCAATGGCGGCCATTCATCGAACCACAAGGATTCCCTGAAGTACTCCCCTGGGAACTCTGCATTAGCCGTGTCGCAAAACTGGGCTAGGTGCTCCTGAGCAAACGCCCTTGGCCCCATATCCAGTTCCGCCTCGCGTAATTCCTCCTCTGAGATTAGCGGGTTGTCGCTCGATGGCTGCTGCCAAGCTTCCCACCCGCTCCGACCCGGCGCCGCGTCGAACTCCTCTTTAATCCAGTTATACCCATTCGGGGTGGTCAGCTTGATACACCAACCCTGCTTGTCGGCGAGCGCCGGCCGCAGGCTGGCCGTCCACGCGTCCTTGTCGATGAACGCTGCCTCGTCCATCACCAGGCCGTCGAGCCCTTCGCCACGCAGACTGTCCGGGTTGTCGGCCGAACAGACCTTGATGCTGCCGCCGCCAGGTAATTCGATTCGATGCTCGGTCTCGCTCTTGTCGATCCATGCGTCTTTGGTCGCTCGTTTGAGTTGCCGCCAGATGATGCTTGCAATCGTGAACGTCGGAGGCACCCACCATATCGTAGCTCCATCAATGGCTCCGGCCATTGCCGTTCGATCAGGGCCGTGTCCCATGACCGTTGCCATTAGACCCGTTGCCGTCTTGCCCCACCGCCGGCCGCAGACCACCAGCTTCTGACGGGCTGGCGAGAGTAAGACCGGCAGTTGGTGCGGCAACGCCCGCGGCAGATAGACGGTTCGCGTTGCCATACCAGTCTCCTTGAATCTCGACCTTGACGGGGGCCGTGCTGTCCGTCTTGATGTTGCTGTCGACCTGATACCTCTCCCGGTACTTCTCAGGTCGTGCGCCCTTGAGCAAGAAGATCAGTAAGACGTCCGAGTATTCTCGCACGTGCCCAACCAACTCCTTGCCCTGGTACACCGGCTTGTCAACGCCATGCACTGCCCGGCGGATCGCCTCGTCCTCCATTGTCGCAATGGCTTCGTCGTGCGCCTCGGCAAACACCCTGCGGTACAAGTCGCCGTCGGGGCCTTCTTCCTTGAGCCAGTTGTAATGGCTCTGGCATGCAATCTCCGCCGCTTCGGATGCCTTACGCACCATGCCAATGGTTCGGTAGGCAGCGAGGAAGGCGCGTTTTTTCGGGTTGCTAATTTCGTCCATAACGCTATGCCTCCACGCTCGCTGTCCGACTTCCTTTGACCGTGTTCGAGCAGGTCACGGTAACGACCGTAGTCAGCCCGTCGGCGGCCTTGTAGGCGATCGATGACGTCCCATCTCCGTTGTCCGTGATCGCCGTGACGCCCGAGAGCACCGCCCGGGTGACGGCCCCGTTCGTCGCCATCTCTGTCAGATCCCCCGCCCCGCCTTCCTTTGTGAGCGTGTCGATGGCCGTTACCTTCACCCCCGTCGCCGACGCGTCCACGGCGGCGGAGATGTCGCCGGCGTCAACCAGCTGTATCGCAACGCCGAGCGCCTGTGTGACGTTCGCGTCGATCGGCGTTGCTCGCACTGCCGCCGCATTCTCAGCAGCTGTGGGGATGGGGCTGCCGAATCGCCCGACGCCAAATGCAACGCACAGGCACGGCTTGTTTGTGTCGGCCCTGTATGCGCTGTACACCATCGTCGGGCGACCATCGATCATCGTAATCGTGTGATTAGGCTCGGTAATAAACCCGCCTTTGTAGATTGTTTTGAGCGGAACACTACCGGAAACAGACAACACCGGCGGGCAAATCACCGGACCAAGATCGGTCCACGTTGTGGTGTCCGTCAGCGACGTAATCTCCCAGAGGTTCAGCACCGAATCGACTGACATCGAGGTCAGTGTGGTATTGCGTCCGCTGCGTTGCCTAACTGCCAACAGGTAGTATTTGCCTCCATAGTACGAAATGTCCAGGTGACCGCACCCCGACAGGCATTCGCTGTCGGCAGTCAGCGTGAGTATCGGCGATGTCGAATGGCGGGCGAAGCTCTCGACGTCGTTCGTGCTGTTGTTCCAGGTGAACGTGGCCAACCCAATGCTTCCTCGGTTGTTGCCGTTCACGCTGTCGGAGTAATACAGATAGAACGTGCCGCCAGCCTCGATGCAGGCAGGGTGAACCACGAGCGATCCGTTGGTTCCTGACTCCCATGCCCTGCCATCGGAGTCACCGCCGCTGAGAATTACCGGCTGCGCATTCCCGTTGACTGCGGTCCCGGCGTACTGCGTCCACGTTTTCCCGTCGGAGGAATAGGCCATTCCGATCGCGGCATCTTGCGCGGACGAAGAATACCCCATCCAAAACATGAACCACTTGGAATGTGTTGACGAGTAGACCACGCACGGATCGGCGTTATAGTTTTCGTTCCATGCTCCCTCGGCCCCGAGAGTCACGAGTGGATTGGTGATTCCCGTTGCAGTCCAGCCGGAGAGTAAATCGGCGCTTCGGTAGAGCCACGGGCATTCGTCGGCTTCCAGCGGGTACGGCGTGGCGTACATCTTGAAGCAGTAGCCGCCATCTACTGAGAAAAACACCTGCGGGTGGACGTGACCCTCCTGCGTGCCAGTCAGCGGAATCACGATGGGGTTTTGGCTCCACGGTAAAAACGTGCTCAGGCGGTTTCGCGGCGAACATGCGTCGGCCACTTGCAGAGCAAGATCAAAGGAGACCTGTGACTGCGACAGCGCAATTGGCACATTCACGGTGACAGCGGTATCTGCCGCGTTGCTCGATACAACCGTGACGACAACGGCTTGTCCGGCAGATGAGACGAATCGAATGATCTCGTCCGCCGTAGTCTCGCCGGCATCTTTCGTTTTGACGATCGACGCTCCTTCTCGTGTGTTGCCGCCAACCGTGCATTTCCAGGTGAGCGTTCCGACGGCAGTTGTGAGACCCGAGATTGAACATTGCACCTCCCAAGAACCAGCACCAGTGGTCGCGGAGTAGATCGTATACGCTGATGTGATATTCGCGCTCATGTTGCCAAAGCCCCCATCATTGTTCCGTGTTGACCACGCTGAAACTGCCACGGGTACGGCTGTCCGCTCGCGCGCCCTCCGGCACAGAACGATTTGATCTCGTGCGCCGCCAGAATCGTGTTGTAGATCCGCACGTCGCCAATTGCCGCGTTCACGTAATTGGAGGCATCAAGGCCGCCGATCGTAAGGAACGAACCCAAATCCTGGTACGAATAGGTTGCCGTGGCTGACCCGGCGAGCGCTCCGTTGATGTACAGGGCCCACGCTTTCGTTACGTTGTTGCATGTCACGGCGATATGTTGCGAGCCAGTAGTCGGCACAACGCCTAGCGAATGATTGGCGAGATTTGTGCTGCTGCCATCCGAACTGACGTAGACTCGATAAAGCGGCGATGCTCCAGAGTTGATTCCGATCGCCCACTGTCGTTTGTTGGCCGCGTAATCGAACTGGCCGATAATGTAGGCGTTCGAGGCGTACCCAGTCGCCGTTGCCAGATTCATCCACCACGCAAGCGTAAACGCATTCCCCGGATAGATCGCCGCAGAATACGCGGTCTTTGCTCGCTTTGATCCGCCGTAGTTTTCGCTGCCTCCAAAACTTTGTGGCGACCAGAGGGTCGAAGCATTGGCCGACAATACAGAATCCAATCCTTGCCCACTGGAATCGGCCAGTGTGTTGTTGGCTGCTCGATCGAGGCTGCGATACCAGAGAAGCAAGCTCATGCCCCACCTCCCACGGTCAGAACCAAAAACTGAGCACCAGTCCCGACCGTAACTTCCAGCGTGCCCCTGTAAGCCGACGCCGGCCCAAAGAACACGCCATCCTGGACTTCCGCCGTGGTGGCTTCGTGGTACGTGCCAGCAACGCCGCCAACAGTGTCCGTCGATAGCACACTGGCCGCAGCGGGATAATCAATCGACGCCGTCAGGGTGTAGGCGGACATATCGAGTGTGCCGGCAATCCCCAGAATCGTTTGCGTCGAATCGAGGTACGACACCTTGGCTGTCACGGCCGCTTCGTCGGTAGCCAACTGAGCGGCTGCGCCGTTGCTGTACCCCGTGGCAATGGCAGTCGTAAAATCGTAGGTTCCTGCTTGCCCAAGAATCGTGGCATCGTCTTTGATGCTTGCCGCTGCTGCCAAGACAATTCCTTGATCGGTGGCCAGTCGATCGGCCGCCCCAGCATTGTAACTGGTTGCCGTGGTTGGGTACGCTGCAACCTGACTCGCTCCTGCAAACGTGTAGTCATTTCCGACAACAACATTCGCCTTGCCTGGGTCGGTGTAGTTGCCTGTGATCGGATCGTAATCGCCCGTGACATCGTCAATCACTGTGCCGTCTTTGATGCTGGCCGGAACCACATTCGTGAAAGCACTCGCCTTAATTCTCGTCTGCTGCCACCAGTACGTGGTCCCGGTCGCGTTGCTCCCGTACACGCGCACCACCAGCGGGCCATCGGCGGTCGGCGTGTAGGAGGCGGTCACGGTTTGCCAATCGGTGTTGTCCGCTGCTACGCCCGACGCCAGGATGCCCGTGACGTTCCATCTCGCGTACCGTGGCGAGCAGATCGCGATGGTCGGGCGGGTTGTCATGCTGGTCTGCGCCGACTTCGCGTAGAGCGTGGCCGTGATGGCGAGGCCCGCAGAGCCGTGTAATTCCCACTCCACGAAATTGTTTGCAAGGGCCGATTCGTAGGTCGAGACGTGGACGATCGGCAGGGTGATCGGAGTTACCTCGCAAAGACCCGATGCTACGACGTTGGCAACGGTAGCTGTACCGGTGGTAGTCGAATATGGAGCATACGAGGCTTCAGCAATCGATGCCCTGCTGTTTTTCCAGCGTGGAACGGCAACACTTCCTAACGCAGAAGAAATCATCCAACCATTTGTGTCATCGCCGTAATACCAGATGAAATAAGCATCACTTCCTCGCCTATAGTAAGGCTTTCCATTGTGCAGTCCGTCATACGTATACGTCCCCGTCGCATCCGGCGTCAACGTCCCGCTCACCGTCACCTGCTTATAATACAGCCCAGGAATCTCAGTGCTGCTCACTCCATACGAGGCACACGTGCCTCCGGGCGTCCAGGCCTTCAGGTAGCCGGGCTGGGGCGTGTTGGACGAGTCGGCAACGTCGTAGAGGAGGCAGTAGGAGTCGGGGTAATAGACCGAGGTGTAGAGGTAGTTCGCAACTTGCGTTGCGGATTGTAGTCCCGCCCCGTAACCGATCCACCGACCACCGAGATAGATGTCCCGTGTGTTTCCGGTCAGGTTGGCACCTGCGATAATCGTGCCACTACCAATGTTGATGCCATAAGCACATCCGATCACTTCTCCGCTCACTGCGTTGCTAGCCCCGGTGTTGATGCCGTAGGAACATCCACTAACAACGCCGCTTACCATGCAGCCAGTGCTATAGTTGATTCCGTTGTTGCAGCCCAATACGCTACCACTGATCGTGTGGCCAGTTCCGTAGTAGGTGCCGTTAGAGCAGCCAGCGATGCTGCCGCTGATCGTGTGTCCCGATCCCGAATATATCCCGTTAGAGCAGCCGGCTATGCTACCGCTCACGCCATAGCCACTGCCAGTGTGGATTCCGGCATTGCATCCGATTATATTACCTGTCACCGTGTGGTCAGTTCCGTAGTAGGTGCCGTTAGAGCAGCCAGTCAAAATGGAATCAATCGTGTACGACGTTCCTGCATTTACCCCATAGCAGTAAAACGTCGTCCCCGTTCCAGCTACCGCCCGAATCGAGCACGAAATCGCATCGCCGTTCGCCGTGTTGCTCGTCAGATCGAAAATCGGAGCGGACGAACTGGTCGAATTACTCAGCACCTCCACATTCGACTTCACCCTATAGATTCTCGCCAGCGGTTTACACGCGACGGCATTCGCCGAGAGCGTCATCGTTCCTGCGGCGATGTCCGAGAGATTCGCTCGCAATTGGTTGTAGTTTTGCGGGCCAGCGTCCACCAAAACAGCAGCATCACCAGTCGCCCAAATGTCCGTGGTCACGTCATCGAGTACATTCACCACACCACTGGCCGTGTTGGCGTTGCCCGTCCAAAGCTGGAGCGTGCCCGTCCCGTCCGTGGTCAGGTCGATTGCAGCCCCGCCCGACGTGTAGGCGAGTTTCACCGTGTCCGTGGTTTTGGACACGATGTAGTACATCCTGTCTTCCAAGAGCGGGGCAGGAAGCGTACCGCCAACAGATCGGCAGCAGACCGGCGTGGTATCGGTAAGGCCATGCGAGGTCTTGGTCAACGTGTCCGCAGCAGCCGAGCCGGTCCAGCCTGAGTACAACGTGCCGTAGACGCGGACATAATCGCGGGTGGGCTTGGCACGTCGCAAATTGAACCGCAGGTATTGGCCGGTGATCTTGCCAGCGTTGGTGCCGAGGAACTCAATGATGGCCGTGTTCGCGGCCCGCAGTACCGTTGTCCCCGCAATCGTGCCCTCATCATTGGCCACGATCCAGTTATTATCGGCCGCCCCGGTCCCCGCGATGTTGCACGCCGCTTTGATCGGCAGCCGACCGCTGAACGTGGAAGAGCCAAGCACCAACGCACACGGATGGCCCGACGTACCGCTGAGCGTGATGCCTGCGATGCCAGTGGTCCAGCCGGTCACATCCTTATCCCATTGTAGAAGCTGATCCGAGGCAATCGTGATCGAATCGCCATCGGCAATCGCCCCGCCGCCGTCCCAATTGGCGTTGGTTGATGCCGAGAGTGCGCCGGTTCCTACTAGGGTGCGTGCTGCCATCGCTATTCCTTAATCGCCTGTCCCACGTTCGTGCTGTCTGTGTGAAGGGCACTCCTTCGAACGTCACACGTCCGAATCACTTGCATCATGTCGTCGGACTGCTTGCGTAGCTGGCCGACCAGTTCCTTGATGTTCACCGCGTGGGCATCGCGTTCCTCTTTCATTTCATTCTGAAACGCCAGTCTGGCCGCCGCAATCTCCTTGTCCTTTTCAGGCAGGGCCGTCGAAATCATGTAGCGGCACAGCCACGCCATGAACCCGAGGCTGGTGAGACTCACGGCTACCTTTTCCACCGACTTCTCCAGGTCGCTCGACCCGCCTGATCCTGTCGTGGTTGTTGTGGTTTGGCCGACGACAAAGCCTGCTTGCGCGGCTGGCTCGTTGACATAAGCAACCACGGCCCCACAGGACAACGCGGCTATCAGTAGGATCAGTGATTTCATCGTCGGCCTCTCCGTTCCCACACGGCACCAACGGTCCATGCGATAATTACGGCCGCCAACAACATCGCCGTGTTTGTCAGGATGTTGAGCCAGTTGCTTGGCATAATGTGCTCCCGAGAAAAAGCCCGCGCCTCCGTGCGCGGGTGTGGCGATTGGCTACTTCGCGGCGGGCCGCTTGTCGAGCCCCTTTTCCTTGAGGATCGCTGCCAAGTCTTCGGCGTGAATGCAGTCGCACAAGCATGCATAGCTGTCCGTCAGCACTACGGGAGCCAAGTGGCCATTGCAGAAGTCGTTGCCTGGGACGGCATCGTGTAGAATTCCGTACCCAGTAATGCTGCCGCCGTCGATTGCAAACTGAACGACTCTGTCGCCGTTCTTTGCTTCGCGTCCATTTCGATAGTGCATAATAATTCTCCTGATTGTTGGTTAATTCCACGCAACACTGACGTGCGTCCATAGCCAGTAGGCGACTCGGAACAACTCATAAGCCGCAAGAGGAACTCCGACCACAAGGCCGAATAATGCCCACGCGACAAGCTTTCCGAGTCCAAAATCGTAGTTTCTAGGGACGCACATGCCAGACTCCTACCGCCGCATCAGGGAGCGGAGCGGCTTCCGTTCGCGGATGGCTGATATGGCGATTGCCACCGGCCGCCGCTCGCGTTCCCTGATGGCCTGGACCAATCGAACGACCGGTTTGTGCTCTCGCTCTCGGACGGCTTCAGCGATGCGGATAGCGGCCTTGACAGGGGCAACGGCAACCGCCAAGGATTCCTTGACGGTTGCCTTTTGAACTATTCGATCCTCTCGAACAGTTGGGGCCGGGGCTACGACGGCCGTGACTGGAATCGTCAACTCCAGTGTGCGGAACTGCGGCGTTGAACATTGGCCGTTCTTGCACGACTTGGCCGCCGAGCAATTGGCCGCGAACAGGGACAGGCTGAGAATCAGGCACACAATCACATAGGCGAACTTCATTTTCTTCTCCGGGTTGAGGTGGGAATTACAGGCCGAATAGGGCCAAGAGCTTCAAGAGGATCGGGAACCACTTGTCGAAATTGTCCACGAGCCACGTCAGAAAAGTGCCGTCGCCGAACGATCGGGCTTTCTTGCTGGTGTCCTGCTCGTAGGCGTCGGCGGCTCGCTCCTGCCATGCCGCCCAAACACGTTCCTTGCGGCGCGTATCGAGCTTGGCAATGCGGTCCCATCGCCGCTTCTGCGCCTTCGTCAGGTTGGCCGTGTCCATCGCGGACATGGTGGCTTGCACAAATCGTGCGTTCACTTTTTCTGCTTCGACTTTACTCACTGGGAACCTCGTTTTCTGGGGCGGTTGCCCCGGCTAATTTCAGCGTAAACTCAAGACACTTGGGCAGGAGCCGGGCAAATCGCCAGTCCTGCGGAATAGCGATTGTCAGGGACAAGCCGTTGGCAACAAACGCATCGGCGATGGAGTCGCCCTTGGCGATTACCTGTCGGCCTTCGGCTGTTGCCACACGTACCTCGGACGCCATGCATTCAAGTTCGCTCATCGCATCGGGGATCGGCCGGCCGACGATCAGCTTTTCTTCGCTCATGATTCAACCTTGGGTAAGGATGCCGATCGAACGAGCCACAATTCTTGCCCTCGGTGCGAATCGGGGTCGAGCCAATCGAACGGGTCGCACCAGTAGAATCCACCGTCGCCCCAGTCGGTGCCCCACGGGTTCGCGCCCTGCGTTTCTGGCGTGCCAGTATCCGGGTTGCGGCGGAGACCGCCCGTTGCCGCCTGTGCGTGGTTGATTCCGGTGCCGTCGAACTTCTTTAGACTGCCGCCGAATGGCAGCACGAGGCCACTGGGGAAATTGCGGCCGAGAGCGCCGATGCCATACTGGCCTGCCCAGCCTCCAGCCTGGATGCCGCCGAGCCACTGCTCAAGCGTCTCGCAGAATACACCCTCTTCGATCCGGTATTTGGCGGCTTCGACGGCATAGACTGAGGACGAATTCTTCCAAAACTTCGTGCGGTATCCGGCCCGCCAATCGAATTGATCGATGTCCTGGAACCCGGCCGGCCAAGCGCCGTACTCTTTCAGGGCCTCGAAACACTCGCCCATGTTCGCGCCTTCGTCACGCCCGCCACAGAGTGGTGCGTAGACAGCGGATGGGCAGATACGAACGGTGAATCCCTGTTTGGCGTACGCG